TTACCCTTCTACATCAATCTCGACTCCTGATTTGAATTCAACAGCGAACTTATCATGAAATACCGTAACTTTTTCTATAAGCCTCCTTACTAACTGCTCATCATATTCCTCTAACTCACAGGATTGTTCATTAAAGAAATCAGTCATTTCAGCGATTCGTTGCCTTTTTCCTTCACGCTCTGCATTTTCAACAAGTGCATTTTGCTTCAATTCTCGAAGGTGGTAGATTTCATCAGCCACATCTTCATAGTCATTCTTGGATTTTGCTTGGATAAGAAGCTGTTGTTGTAATTCTTCCAATTTGCTATCAATATCATTGGTGGCATTATCATTTTCTTCATTAAGTATAGTAGCTATGTTTTTCTGCAACGCCTGGAGGAAGGGTTCTTTGTTAGCCAAAAGTTCGTTAATAGCCTTGACCACTGCTGTCTGCAATGTTTCCTCGTTTATGGTAGGGGCAGTACATTCAGATCCTTTTTCCTCCAAACGGCTGACGCATCTCCAAACAATAGACTTGTAACCTCGGTTATTCCAGTGTACCCGGCGGTAAATATCACCGCACTGTCCACAGTAAACAATACTCGATAAAGCATACTTACTACTATAGACCCGCTTTTTACCGTCCTTGCCCCCGCGAAGATTTGCTCTTCGAACCATCTCTTCTTGAACCTGCATAAAAAGCTCACGTGGAATGATAGGCTCATGGCTGTTTTCTACATAATACTGGGGAACGATGCCGTTATTCTTTACTCGCTTTTTTGTGAGGAAATCCACCGTATAGGTCTTTTGCAACAGGGCATCTCCAATATACTTTTCGTTTTGCAGGATTTTCTTGACAGTTTCCGGCCGCCAATGCGGCTTATTCGCAGCGGTCAGAATACTATCTGCTTTAAGACTTCTGCAAATTTGGAGCAAGCTTGCACCTTCCAGGTACTCGCGGTAGATGCGTTTGACCACTTCAGCTTCGACAGGTTCAATGATGAGATGACCGTCCTCGTCCTTGGTATACCCAAGGAATCTATTGTGGTTGACCTGAACCTCACCGTTTTGGTAGCGGTATTGCAAGCCTAATTTAACATTCTGCGATAAGGATTGGCTTTCCTGCTGTGCGAGTGATGCCATAATGGTAAGCAAAACCTCGCCTTTGGAGTCCATCGTGTTTATGTTTTCTTTTTCAAAGAATACGGGGATATTCTTTTCCTTCAATTCTCTGATGTATTTCAAGCAGTCCAATGTATTTCTGGCAAATCGGCTGATGGACTTGGTAACAATCAGGTCGATATTCCCTGCCATGCACTCACCAATCATGCGGTTGAACTCTTCACGCTTTTTGGTGTTCGTGCCGGATATGCCGTCATCGGCAAATATCCCTGCAAACTCCCACTCGCTATTTTGCTTGATGAAGGCGGTATAATGCTCCACCTGTGCCTCATAGCTTGTAGCTTGTTCATCACTGTCCGTAGACACACGGCAGTAAGCAGCAACCCTTAACTTAGGTCTTTCTTCTGCTTGTACGGTGTTTCCTAGCCTGCGTCTGGCAGGAATAACCATAACATTCTTAGCTGTTGTCATTTATAAAATCCTCCCTTTCAATCAAACTATAGGCATATTCAGCCTGTTTAAATGGGTCTTCATATATTTTTTTTACCTTTGGACGATAAAACTGAGTCGAGCATTCCGGTTTTGGTGGTTCTTTTAGTTCACGAATACGCCCCAGACATCTTGCTCGTTCCATCCTCTTTTCTTCTACCGCATCGAAAGTTTCCTGATCGATGATGGCAGGGTAAAAGGCATCCCCATGGTAGTGACGGTTGCGAAGTAGTTGTCCAACCCTGCTGTGGAGCATCTTCAGACCGTTCTTGGCAGCAACAGCCGCCAGTGACATTCCACTTAAGTAATCCGAAAAAATCATCCGCACCTTCGCAGCCTGTTCTTCATCAATTACTGCCTTGCCATCAACAATGCTATATCCATAGGGTATATGCGTCATTTATTTCACCAGCCTTTCTTTCAAATTCAGTCCGCACTTTAATTCGAACATAACCTCAGCCCTGGAAACCACTGTCACCCTATCCACATAGGCAAGGAATAATTCCTCCGTAAATTCTGTAACCATGTTGTTTTTTGCGGTAAACTGCATCAGTAGTTTCAGTTCTTCCACCTTGCTGTATTCACCGCTCATGGAATACAATAGCCCTTCTTTTTTCTTACTTAGCATTTCTGCTTCAGTATTCAGTTCATTGCTGACCTTATGAAAAAGGGCCGGTGACAGCTTAACGCTTGTCATAAGGTCCGTCAGGACTTGTTTCTGCTCTACATTTTTTTCAATTTGATTTTCAAGCTCACTAATCTGCTGAAGTCTTTCGCTGTCGCTAGTGGTTATCAAATCGTTCAACAGAGGCTTAAGCACTACCTTGTGCGAGAACACCAGCTTGTTCATCATCGTGAGGAATGCCGCCTTTAAAGCATCGTCCGTGATGTATTTCATGGAGCAGGCATCCACCGAATCGATATGCCGACCGCAACACCAGGCTACATAAGCACCACTTGGCTTGTAATGCATCCTACGCTTAAAGGTGCTACCGCACTCTCCGCACTTGATTCTGCCTGAGAAGCCGTAGCGATTATTGTACTTAGCAGTGTCCTCACCATTACCTTTTTCTTTGCCACGCTGCCTTAACAGTTCATTTACCTTATCAAAATCCTCGTGGCTTATAATCGGCTCATGATGGTTTTCACAAAAGTACTGATCATATTCACCGTTGTTTCTATGGCGGTTAAAACTGCTATCCGTATAAGTCTTTTGAAAAATAACATCACCCGTATATTTTTCATTTTTCAAAATGAATTTAATTGTCCCCGGATGCCATTTTTTACCTTGTATTGGTGGAAGCCCCTCTGAATTGAGTTCCCTAGCAATCATATGGGTACCTTTACCTGCAAGGGCATCAGCAAAGATGCGTTTAACCACCACCGCCTGCTCAGGCACAACCACCAGCTCTCCATCCACATTGTCATAACCGTAAGGAGGGCAGGCAATAATGAAGGTGCCGTTCTTAAAACGCCGCTGAATACTCCACTTGGCATTTTGCGAAATGGATACCGACTCGCTTTCAGCCATACTGCTTAGAATGGAAAGCATCAATTCACTTTCCATTGATGCTGTATTGATATTCTCTTTTTCAAAGAACACTGGAATATCCAGCTCCAGTAGTTTTCGCACCATTGTTAGGCAATCTGCTGTATTTCTCGCAAATCGGCTGATGGACTTGGTAACGATGTAATCAATCTTCCCTCTCCCACAGTCCTTCAGCATGGATAGCAGGCCTTCACGCTTTGAGGTCTTGGTACCGCTGATTCCTTCGTCATAATACAAACCGGCAAATTCCCATTCTGGATTTGCCCTTATATAGGTTTCGTAATGTGCCTTTTGTGTTTCCAAGCTGATGAGCTGGTCATCGCTTGAACTAGACACTCGGCAATAGGCTGCAACTCGGATTTTCTTTGCAGGTCCTACGCTTTCAATTTCTTCTATTTTTGTTATCGTTTTCATCAACTCACCCCACTTCCGCTTGGTCACATATTACCTCTAAGCCCCAGTATTATCAACGGTTTCAGGGCATTATCGCAGCTAATTTCGGAGAAAATGTTTCCTTATTTTTAGCCATAATTTTATTTAATTCCGGCTCGGTAATCATACCCTTTTTAAATAATTTTCTTGTCATTTGCTGGGCAAGCATATATCCATATTCCTGCTGCATCTCTTCTTCGGTATATTCATGTTTTTTAGGGGCAGCATTCATCTGCTCCGGTGTCAGTTTTGTTACCTGCATGGTAGCTCCTCCTATCTGAAGGATGGATATGCTTCCTTCTGACTACAGCCAAAAAGAACAACCCCTGCACTCCTTCTAAAAATAAGCGAAAAACTCCCAGCAACCGAACCCCTAAAATGGCAAAAAAAATAAACCTGCCAAGAAATTAATCTTGACAGGCTATACTTACTTCCTTACCAACGCATAAAGCAAAACCGCACTTAAGCCATAAGCCACATTACGCTGCGTCTTAATTGCCCTCTTCTTTTTCTTCTCCTCGGCTGCGTATGTTTCTAAGGATTTGTTGGCACTCTGCAATAATTCGCTCTGCGTCTGAGAGGTTTGTTTCAAGGCTATCAGCTCTGTTTTCAGCAGAATCGATTCGTTCTTGGCTTTGGTCAATTCTTCCTTGGATAGCTTCAGTTCGTTCTTCAGCAGCTTCAATTCCATCTGTGATTTCTCGTTGATGATCTTCAGCCTGCTCAAGTTGTTCTCTAGCTGATTCAATTCGGATGCCGTTATCCGATACTCCACTTCTGCCGCATAGGTGGTATCCGGCAGCCATAAGCACCAGGCAAATAACAGCACCAACAACCACATATTTCTTTTTAACATTTAGCATCTCACCACCTCACTTAAAATAAGGTTTCTACAAAGTGTAATTTTCTTTTTCTTAAATTTTCATAGGTCAAATCGTACCAACCCCTAAAATAAAACGGCTTAGAAAGGCTTGTGGAGAGCCGTTTTTTAGGCGTTATTAAATATTTTTCTGCCACCAGGCGGCTTTACCTCGAATTACCTCTCCACCAGGCTTTAATTCTTCCGTAGCAGGAATATCAGGCAAATACCACAAGTCCCAACGCTCACAAGTAGTAGTCGGCCCATAATCATCCTCTTCGGCTGCCTCGCAGTGAGTCTTAACATGGCGGTAATCCACAGGTAGGCCAAGTTCATCGCAAAGTACCGCAACTGCTTTAGCCACTCCGTCAATCTGGTCTTGGGTAGGCGGATAATCGCCAAAATCCGTATTGTAGCCGCTATGGGGTTTTGCATTATAGCAGCCTGCCATACATATACCAATCGCTCTACTGTTTCTGTGCCAGGTATGTGCCAGCACCTCTGTCAAATCATCGGTACTGGCATAAATACTGCCATCTGAGTCTACATTGAGATGGTAATCACCAAAGAACTGATGATACCTTCCCGCCGTCCAATGCACGTAAATATTATCAATATAGCCTTTGGCTTCTTTAGCCATTTCTCTTAGTTCAGCTATGGTTACTTTTCTCATGAGTTTTATCCTCCTCAAATTTATCCGGTATACCGTTATTGTTCATATCAATAAAACAACCCGCTATGAAGGTCATAAACCCTATCATGGCGGGTCCAATCATTTCCTTAATCACGGCAAGCAGGTCGCTCATCACAATTTGCCCATTACAGCTTTGATACAGCCAGGCGGTGTAATAAGTAATTATCAAAAGTACTACCAGCATAAAGTAGCCTGTGATCACCGTCTTAATTGTTTTTTTCATTTTATTAAGATTTCTCTTTGCCGCAGCTATTGTTTTACTAAAAACAGTCTTTACATTATCAAACAAAATCACACCTCCCGATGGATTGGCATATTGGGCAGTTTCATTGCTTTTTGATATACTTCCGAAATACTGCCGTTACCGCCCAGCTCATGATAAGCCTGATACATATCTGTTAAATTCTCCAGGTTATACAATGCAATATATCCTTGGGTTTCAGCCTTGTAGCACAAGCTTATAATCTCTGTTCTTAAAAGGCTGCGGATTGCTACATCCACAGCCTTGTTTTTACTTTCTCTTTCGTTATGATGCTTCTTATAATCCTTATAAAGTCTGTAGCCAAATTCTAAAAAACCGCACTGCAATAGCAGCACGGCTAGATTAACCCAGTTATTAGTTAATACTTCCACCACTAAATCTCCCTCAAAAGCCTGTCTAGATCAATAGCTCTTCCTTTGTATCTGCAATTTGCTGTACCAAAATAAACCTGTTCTGTAGGTATGTGTTTAAATACCACCGCATTAACTCCGGGCATTACCCGAAAACTCTGCCCTGCATGGCTGATAAACACAGGTGTTTTCCAAAAGTCTGATATAACTGTTTCAAAGCTTAACTTTAAAATATCTCTCTCAAGGCTGCCTTTCATGTTTTTAACCGTCCAACTATACTTCCAATCCAGCTCGTGAATATAATCTAAGGTTTGGTGGGCAAAGCAGCTAAAATTATCGGTATCACTCGGCAGCTCATTCATTCCTTTTAGCAAAAATACCTTAATAAACACTTCACCGCCACTTTTATCAAGCTGCATAAAACACCTCTGAGACAGGTTAGTAAGAAACTCACTGGGGAGCATATCCAATACTTGAAGAACTTCACGAAAGTTGTACAGCACATAAGTATTATCTGTAATGCCGTTATTTAAAATTACCGTAGAACTGCCATCTCTAAGCAGTTCTGTGTCAATAATGTTCACCTTCCCATTATGGAAAAACTCTAAAACCTTACCTTTTGTATTAAGCTTGATAGTTTCTATATCATTTTTTCTATTCACTGCGTTAGGAAAAATAAATAAGTTTTTAGTCAGCATACCCATCCTCCTTCCACTTTTCATACTCTGCTTTAAACCAGCTAAACAGTTTTTTATTTAGATAACACTCGATATCATGGCTTTTGCTTTTAATGCAGCCACCGCCGCACATAAAATAAACCGGGCAGCTTTTACATTCCGGATATAAGCTCTCCAGAATAATTTGCTGCTCGGCTTGCCAGTCTTCACTTAATTCATCATCTCGTATATATAGGCAGCTGAAGCATTTACCTTGAGCATTAAACTTCATTAAATCCTTATTTACGCAGTAAGTTTCTCCATATTTAAAATTACTTTGATATCGTTTTAAAAGTCCGGTAAACATACCCTCAAGGCGAAAATTACGTACTCCGTATTTAAACCTTTGCTCCATATAACTTCCTACGAGTTCCCGGTACTGTTTTAAAATGTAATCGGCATCACCTAAACTTAAGGAATAACCATCATTTTTACTGTTGGTGGCATGTGCAAAATGAGGAAAGAAGGATAGCCTTCTTCCTATAATCCGTTCCTTTTCGGCAAAATTTTTAATAATTGCCTTTAAATCGGTATGTCCATGATAGATGGTTGTAGATACAGCAAGCTTAGGGTAGTCTATTGCTTTACTAAATGGATCAAAGCCGCGTTTTACATTATTATCGCCATCGTAACTGATGCACACTAAAAAATCGTGTTCTCTAAAGAACGAGAGGTACTTATCCAAATTAACTCCGTTGGTGCAGATAATGAATTTAGCCTTAGGCACGGCCTTTACAACCTTTTTTATCTCGTCCAAATACAAAGTTGGTTCTCCGCCCATAAGCTTAACCGTAAGGTCATCAACATTCCGCAGCTTTTCAAAAAGTTCCGATGACATTTTTGTCTCGTTTGCATCTGCTTCTCTATGACAGTAGGCACAATTTAAATTGCACCTGCTGCCCATATAAATAGTTATCTGCATTCTAATCTCCCATCATAAGGTTATATTCATTCCAAACCTCATACCATTTTCGTCCCAGTTTAATCTTAAAAATCCCTGTATGACCCATAGGATATAGCCTAAAACTTCCCTTGCCATTTTCAAGCTGTACCCTCCGATTATTAATTACACCGCAGGTGCTTTCTACTGTTACATCATCATCGTCAATGCTCCTTGAAAGCTCTGTATCTTCAAAAGCTCCCTTATATTTGATGATTTCAAACTCCACATAGTCTTTACCGCTTTCCATTGTAACAGGCACTGTAAAATCACCGTTTAAAGGCATTCCTTTTCTATTTGCCATAAGGAGTCTATCTCCAACCTTTAATGCATAGCTGTCCCACAAGTGCATTCTGGGATGGTCACCTGTTACCAAATCATCGGAGTTAAAAGTTAGAATTTCATATTCCTCATCAGCTATAATTTCTGTATTTTCACGTTTACCCTCAAAAATGCGGATAACAATATCACGCTCTGAACCGCCAATAATCCCGGTATCAAGCTGAAGAACATCAGCCGTACCATATAGCTGTAAAAGTTCTGCAAAATCCAGCTTTACGCTCACTCCCAATCGGTTTAAGTCTAAAAACTTAAAATCGGATTTACTCATCTTTCTGTAATTTTTCACTTTACCCGTACTGCTTACCAAAGTATAACTGTTATATGGCCTTAAAGTTTCAATAGTATCCTTACCATACCCTGCCGGGTATATAGCCGTTACCTCTGTCGTAACACATAGATCTTTAATATTTATTTTAAGCTTATGCTGTGAATCCGACTTTTCATTAAAATAAATTTTAAGCATTGCTGTCCTCCAATTTCAAAGAGTAATTTGCGGCAAATATAGAGCCTGCTCCTTCTGCTATTACCTTATAAGCAGTATATTTTTTCTTAAGCTGTACTGCTTTATCCTTCACCATACGCATATTGGGCTGAGCCATATAAAACTCTTTGCCTGAAAGTTCTTCTACTTTTTTATCTCCATGCATGGTCTTTACCACCGTACCCTTGGTCACTATAAGATTGGGATTTTTCTCAAAAGTATAGCCCTCAGAAGCCTTCATATTCTCCACCTTACTAACAGCAAAGGCTCTATGCATTTGGTTTAAAATTTTATGCCCGGCTTTTAGCTCTGCTATATCAACAGGGCCATCATTCGTTGTAATCATACCTTTAATAATCATGTTGACCTCCTTATGAATCATCACCGCAATCGCAATTACTGCAATTGCATTCACAATTACAATTTCTGCATTGTGTCTGACACCACTGGCATCTTACCGTCTGGCAGCCCTGACACGTTTGACACCCTTGGCAACTTTGGCAATACGTGCTTTGGCAATACGTAGTTTGACAGGTCTGGCAGCAATTAGCCTGACAGCAGTTACCGGAAAAGCTAGTTTCCAAATTGTTAACGGCCGTCCTTAAAAGCATTATATTGGCAGCCACCACCTTGGTGTAAGTTAAACCACTAAGATTAACAGCAGATGCCTTATTAGCATTTGTGGCTAAGGTCGTTAATGCCGTTGCAAGCTCCGTTACATGAACTTTTTTTACAGCAATCCCTGAACTTAAAGTTGTATCTGTAAATGCCATTTACTCACCTCACATATCATCGCTGCAATCACAGTTGCACTCCATGCTTTGGCAGGTATAACTTTGACAGCTTTGGCACGATATGCTTTGACAAGATACACTCTGACAAGCCGCACTTTGACAGGTGGCCCCTTGGCAAGTTTGGCAATAAGTACAATTTCCGCAGTTATCTACATTTGTAGCATACCCCTGCAGCCTTGTTATTGCAGCTCTTAACTCAGTTATATGCACCGGATTAATTTTTTGGCTTGTTGTAACCGTAGGATCACTAAAAATAGTCTTTGTTATTACTCCATTAACCGCCATTAGCCTCACCTGCCATCTGTCTGCCATACTCTTCAAACACTGAAACTATCGGTAAAAAAACTGCTTGTTTAAGCCTGCAATAACCTTCAGCTCTGTTTTTACTGCTGATAAGCTTACACCCACCCCGGCAGAAAGCTACTGCCGGGCATTTATCACATTTCACTTTATAAAGCTTTGTATTATCAACAGCCAGCACTTTATTCAAATAACTAAAATACTCATCGCTTATTTTTCCAATCTGATGGCTGGTATTATGGCAGGGATATAAATTACCTTCTAAGTCAAGATTTAAAACATCATAGCCATTACCACAGGAGCAGTAACTTCTATTAAACTTTCCGTTACCTTCTACATAAAAACGTTTTAAGGTGCCAAAAAACCTGTCTATATAGCAAAGCTTAGTATAATCTGACAGCTTAGTTTTCGTGTCGCCTATCCGTGTTTCTAGGTAATATTTCCCCAGTTCCAGCATCTCTTGTTCTACTTTGGAGTAATCCAGGTTTAATAACTCTTCCGGCAAATCCCCTGTATTAAATATTTCATCAATATTTATGTTCACCTGGTACCCGTGAATTTTATAGTACTCATCTGAAATACTTTGAAAAGCCGCTAATATTTCCAAGGGATAGGCCTTACTGCTGAGAACCGCAGATAATCCCAATTGCTCAATATCTAAAAGCAGTTTACGCTTTTCTTCAACTGCAAACACATCATATCCACGAGTTTCTAAAACATTAGGTCCGTCCCAGGAAATAGTTACAGGCATATTATAGGTATTAAAAAAAGTCACCATTTCTTTGGTGACCGCCTTACCATTAGTTATTACCGAAAACCAGCAGTAGTCCTTTGTGTGTTTAACAACTTCTTTAATAGTTTCAAAATATAAAAGTGGCTCGCCACCATAAAACTGAATATGCAGCTTTTGATTTACGCCTAGTTCTTCCGCACATTCTTTAAGAAAGTCATAAATTTCCGGATTAACCTTGTTTGTAAGCTGGCGGGTTACCAAGGGATGCTGCAAACAATATTTACAGTTCATATTGCAGTTATTGCCAAGCATTAAGAATACCGTATGTACTTTACGTTTTAAAAATTTACTCATTACTGCCTCCTCACCATAACCTTGACCTTACGTACATTTTGGAACGTATCACCTTCAACAATTCTGCCCACAACATTTTCTTCTTTATCTCCATCAACAAAAGCTCTGCCCACACCCGGTATTTCTGATGGCACAACTTTCATTCCCGCTTTTGCCATTCCATAATACTTAACGTGTACTCTGCCTGCTAGGGCTACAGGAATATATTTCTGCAAAACCATTTCAATATCTACATTGCCATTTTCATCTGTTTCACCGCCAATTATCTGTGCATATTCATCACTATGTATACCAACCACCATAACAGACCCCTTTGTTGCCTTAACATAGCTTTCTTTTTCCGTATCAGCTAAGGCAATAATATCTCCCGGTTCGCTTGCTTCGCCTCTCGGAAAAAACTCCGCGTAGTCATTATAATAAGCATTAACTACCTTTGCCGCCGTTAAAGTGCCTGCAATGGTCACATTGCCGCCTGCATCCTTAGCAACATAGTTACTATCATTTGTTAATTGGCTCGTTTTAGATGGAATGGTCGGTCTGTTTAAAAGGTCATTATAGCTTCCTGTAGAGGCCACCTTGGCAAGATTTGTAATCCCGCCATTTACTTCGTTTTTTGTAGCATAGGTGTTTACAATGTTATTTCCATTGCCATCTTGAGCAGCTTTGGTAGCACTTACTGCATTTGCTGTTTTGTCCAGTTTGTCAGCGATTAAATTGGTAATGGTTGTAGCGAAATTTGGATCATTACCTAAAGCAGCCGCCAGCTCCTTTAAAGTGTCCAGTGTTCCCGGTGCAGATGCTACTAAAGCTGCCACAGCAGCTTGCACAAAAGCCGTGTTAGCAATAAGCTGCGAGTTGTTTCCAACTGCTGCTGTTGGCACCTTAGGTGTTCCTGTAAAAGTTGGCGATGCCACATCTGCCTTTAAAGGCAAGTCCACATTTTCAAGTTTAGTTAGTGCTGTCGCTGCCGTATCCGCACTTTGCTTAGCTGAAACAGCACTGCTTGCAGCATTAGTTTCTGATAGTGCTGCTGCCTTGGCACTGTCACTGCTTGCTTTTGCAGAAGCTGCTGATGCAGAAGCACTATTTTTAGCAGCTATTACGGATTCAGAAGCCGCATTGGCATAATCCTTGGAAAGATTGCTCCAGGTCTTAGATGATTTTGCACCTACTACCCCATCAGGCTCAGCACCACTTTCTGCCCACTGCCGTGAAATATCCGACCAGCTTTTGGCAGAGCGAGTTCCTTCGCCTGTAGGTGCGCTTGTACTTTCTGCCCAGCTTTCAGCAAGATTTTTGCTGTCTTTAGCACTTTCGGCATACTCAAAAGCCTTGTCAGCATACTCCTTCGCCACCTCTGCGCCATATTCTCCAACTTCCAAACTTTGACTGTCAGCATTATTTAAGCCGCTTACTTCAACCTCTAAATCAATCGACATTATGTGCCACCCCCTTAATCATGTAATAGGCTGACCAAATGAGGGTGGTAATCTTCTTGGTGCTTTTGTTAATGATGGTTACATCATAAACATAAGTATCCGGAGGAAGAGTATCCAGTTCCCCTAAGGCTATTGCTAAATCTACATAGCTTTGGCCTGCGTTATATACATCTTTTGAAAACACCACATCAGAAGAATTGGATGTTGCCTTAATGGAAAAGTGAAACTTATCATCAGCGGTCAGTACATAATTTTTAAGTTTAAATCTAATAGTATAGGTGTCATACTGCGAAGCCTCAATATTAAAATTACTGTCTATAGAAATCACAATACTTCCCCCCTACATATCGTCACCGCAGTCACAATCACAATTGTGATAAGCAGTACCCTTTACAAATTCCAAGGTCTGACTGCGGTTTATTAAGTGCTGAATTACCTGCCTTAAAGTATAAGTTCCTGCCGGAAGTCCCCTGTGCTGTCTTACCCTAACGTACCCTGAGCTTAAATTACCGCCACCGGAGGTTTCTGTAGAATCGTAGCTTACGGCACTCCCCGAACATACAATATCTCTTTCCGGCTGCGTACTTGTCGTAACCGCCAGCTCCAGCATATCCTGAACTCTATCATCTACAAGCGTTCCTATTCCGTTATAGCTGGCATAAATTATCTTTCCGGCATCCGCCGCATTAAATAAAATAGTGCCTGTATTCCAATCCGCTACCCCATGCGCCGTTGTATTATAATCCGGCCAATATTGCCCTTGTGCAGGCTGAGCTGCCACTTCTGTAAGCACTGCTGCATCAGCAAAGCATATATTAAGTGAGGTAGGGTCCGTCTTTTGCGGCACTTCATTAAGCCTTATGGTATACGGACTTTGATTGGGTACTTGATGGTATTCTCCGGTTATTTTCTTTATGTTAATAACATTTAAAAATGGGTCTAGTCTATAGTCTTTTATTGCCACCTAATTACCTCCTTAAATCCCAGTCAGTTGCTTAATTGCGGAAGACTGCGACTGTTCTATATTCTGAGCATTGCGTTCTATATCCGATAAATACTTCTCCAGTGAGAATACCGGCTCTCCCAGTTCTAAATCTGCTGCAATGCCCCCACTGGCAGATATTGTGTATTTCACCTTGGTGATGGGATACTCATGTGTATCCCCGGATAGAGTTCTTATCTGTGCCTGACCCTTGGTTGTCATATGCCTTACGTTAAATGTACCGTCCACAAGCGGATAATCTAATCTTACACCGCTTACCTTTGCTGATTTTATGGGATTTTTGTACTGTTGGATTTGATTTGTCCCCCACCTTACAGCATCTGCTACTTCATAGGCTGACGGCAGTGTCCAAATCTTATCTCTTCTTCCATATTCAGCTATGCTTATATCATCTTTAATAACGCACAGCCACTGCTCACCCTCATCATCTATATTACCGCCCTTTATCCTGGCCCAATTTACTATTTTTTCTACATTCCAGGAAGGAATATATTTATTGATGTGTTTTCCTACTGTTAAACGAGCCTCTTCGTTGATAGCTGTTTCTCTTGGCATAAAATATAAATTTCGATATTCATCCACGCCATACACATAATCAACTGCAAAATCCGCCAAGGTTGCGAGAGCTTCTTTTACTGTTACCCCATCAAAGACTAATTTCGTAATTGTATATCCGGCATCACTGATTTTGCTGGAATTATAAATTATTCCATGCGTTTTTTCTGCCTTTACTGCAATATCCCGCACTATTGCACTGGGATCCATATTTTCGTAGGTTTCAAACAGCACCAGTTTTTCCAAGCGGTTATAATAACCATGTGCGGTAAACTTAAACTCTGTTTCTGTAGAACCTTCTACCGGCCTTGTAATAATATAACCGGAATACCAAGGCAGCTCATCTCCAAACAGATGAATATCAATTCTTTGCATATAGCTAAGTTCACTGTTTTTAGGCAAAACCTTAAAGGTTAATTCTGAGCTGCCGCATCCTGTATTGGTAATCTCAAAAGTCACCTTGCTTAAAGAATTCTTCTCACTGCCACTGCCAAAAAATGCAGTTCTTGTTCCATCATCAGCATAGGCAATAACTGTATATTGCCCAGGGTAATACTTTTTAGTTTCTCCCTTAGGCGTTTCATTAGTTTTACCACCAATTTTTCCGGCGAAAATAAATCTGCCTAAAACACCTCTGCCAAAATTAAAGTTCATATAAACCACCTGTTAGTATAGGCAATTTCCAATCTGCCTGCACCTCCTGTATAGTACAAGGTATTTTTACCGGGAATAGCCTGCAGAAATTGTCCATTAAATGCATTAATGCTGTTAGAGGTGTTTCTCCACACAGTTCCCTCTTTAGCATTAATTACCGTAAAAGCCGGAGTTATTAAAAGAGCATCGCTAAGCTTAAATTGTTTTTTAGTTTCCGCATGCCAGACTGTTATGGCAGGCATTTTTATTTTAGGAATAAATTTAAAGGTTAACGGAGTATCCACACTTCCAAGATTATGGAGTATCATTTCTGCCTGATATACCTCGGTAGGAAACTCATAAACCACTAAGCTTTCTTGAGCCTGGTAACGAAATGGATCGGCTAAAAGAAGGCTTACCGTAATATTGCTCCACCGCTGCTTAAAACCATTTTCATATTCATGGGTAATTTTACTAATACCAGCCACATTAAAGCATCTGTCAGAACGACCACAATAAAGCTTATAGTCAGTTTGAGAAAAATACCTGTAGGCACGGTTTAAAAGCTCATCATGATTAAATTCATCACTACTTTGCACGGAAAATTTCACCTTAATGGTATGACCTTTAACCATACCATCACCAACTACATCACCGCCATGAGAAAAGGCTCTGTCTTCAATTTTATTATTAAAATCATAACTGCCTGCATCTGCTAAAGACCAGCCCGTTGGAAGTACATATTCATGGTTGTCTTTTAAAATTTTTAAGTTGTTTTCTGTCCCTGCTCTTGTCGGGAATCTCATATTACACACCTCTTAACCCGGCTGCCACCATATTGCTTAAGCCTTCAAACAAATCCTCTACATCAGCGGCATCGTTAATATCCCCGTAAATATTTTGGGTTACCGTTGCATTTCTATTTGCCCCGGCCTCAACAATTCCTTCTGCAATATTGTTAAATACTGCCCTATTTAATGGCATAGCCACTTCATTATCCACACCCTCACCAATAATGCCTAGAGCAGGGCCTGTAAAATATCCACCCTTGGCATACCCTTGCACCGATACAGTATCTGCGCTGCTTTTAGCACCTGTTCCTACCGCAGATACCGCTAAAAGCGAAGTGCCTAATGCGGCTGCCGTAGTAAGCGAGGTTGTAACCATCCCTAAGGCTCTGACGGCAGAACCCGGATGAACAGTTTCATAAGCTACCGCCACAGGTGCCCACGCAGATAATTCAGCAGCAGATTGTGCCACACTTGTTGCGGCTTCTTTTTTTTGCAGGTTTTGCCCCATAACATGAGATAAAATCATACCTGCTGCCTGCTTGGCAAAATATTGTGCTATTACCTTAAGCATACTTTTACCTAAATCAGCAAAAGCATCTTTAGCACTTTTGGCATTAGTAAGGATATTAGTAAAAGCATCCTCCAAGCCTGTTAATGCCGTACCATATAAATCTGCTATCATTTGAGAAATTGTAGTATGAGCATCTAAAAAAGCCTGCTTATAGGTATCAAGCATGGTCTTTTGTGCCTCCATATCATTTAGTCGAATGGCGGCCTCCTCGGTTAATACTTCTTGAAGTCTTGCAAGGTCATTAGTGCGGTAAGCCTCATCAATATTGGCTTGAATATCCTTGCACTGAGCATGATACTCTGCCTTGGTATCTTCATAAGCTTTATCCTCTGCCAGTTTGTCTTTCAGCATTTGTTTATGAAAATCAAGTTCTCCCGTTTCGCTTTGCTCAAAAGCAATGCTGCGTTCTTTTAACGCCTGAATGAATACTTCTTTCTCACTTGCAGTTAAACCAATAAACGTATTAGAAAGATTAGTCCAGCGTTCTTCAATACTCGCTGTCGCTTTTTCATGCTCAAGCTGCATTTTGACAAGCTCTGCAGCAGCGGCATCCGCTTTTAATACACTGCCAGATTCTTCTGATGCAAAAAAGGCATCTCTTATGCTGTTTCTTATATCCTGAACTTTTTTTGCTTCCTCCTGCAAAGCTGTTATCCGTTTTTGAGCATATAACTCGGTTAAACGCTGTTTATCTCTTTCATAGTTTTCATTAGCCGTTTTTGATTTCTCAAGTTCAGCAGTTTCTTCTTTATACCAGCGATCTACAAGCTGGGATTTAGTGTTAAAAGTTCGTACCCATTCCTCCTCAATGGATTTAGAAGTGCTGGCAGCTTTAGAGACCGTATTGTCTATACTGCCTGCCTTACCTCCTCCAGAACCGCCACGGCCTCCGCCACCTACGTGTCCTCCACCGCCTGCTCCGGTTGGTACCGTGCCGCCGCTACTGCCTTTAAAATTACTGAAATCCGGCATTTTCCATTCCTTTTTGGGTACTGGACTACTATTTGCACCATCTTCGGAATTATCTCCGCCTACGCTGTTTAAGGCCGCATTAGTTTCAAAGATTTTAGAAATCAAGCTGGACAGCCAGCTTATTGCACTGCTAACAAAATTAGAAATTGTAGCAAGTCCGCTTGATGCCCAAGCCGGCAAAACACTATCTGCCATACCGCTTAAAGCAGAGGCAACCGCATCCAATGCTGAGCCTACACCATTAACCATCCATTCAAAAGCACTGCATATACCTTCAAGTACATTCGAAACCATCTCTAAAAGATAAGCTGCTCCTGTGATAAGCATGCCAAAATATTGTAGTATTCCTGTTATTACTACACCTGCGACTGCTGCAAATGCTACAAACAACGGTCTTAAGGCCGTAAGAACTGATGAAAGCAAACTTCCAACTGCAGAAAAAGCTGACTGCAATGCACTTCCTGCCTGGGATAAAGCTTCGGTCTTTATTCCCATCAATTGAAATACATCGGCTATACTTATCCCTTTTGCCCAGAGTGTATAAAGAGCTGCTCCAATAGCCGTTATTACTGCTATAAAAGGAGCAGCCGCAGCTACTGCAGCTCCTATTGCCGTAACAAAAGGCGCTGCCATCGCAAGGGCAGTAGCACCTGCTGCATACATGGCAGGAATAGCAACTCCTGTTAAAGCTGTTCCAAAAGCAATAATAGCAAGCTGTACCTCCGGTGGGATACAGTTTAGTATGGCTTCTCTAATACCGCCTTCCTGCAAAACAGATGCAAAATTACTGAGCCACTCGCCAATACCACTAAACAGTTCCGGTAAATTCAGTGCCTCTGCAATAGCCAGGCCAGCTTGAGAAGCAACCTGCCCCAAACCATCCATAAGATTAGACCAGGTACCTAAAATAGTACTGCTTTGCTGCTCCATCATACCGCCATAACGGCTTTCCATACCGCTTACCAATGCATCTAATGCCATTTGGCTGTCTACCATACGCTTAGTTACCATGTCCTGAGCCGTTGCAACATCTGTTCCCAGCTTATCTGCTAAAAGCTGCCAGGCAGGAATGCCAAGTTCGGTAATCTGCATCATTTCCTGGCTTGCCAGCTTTCCTTTTGCGGCAATCTGCCCTAAAGCTATGGTTAATCTGTTTACACCATCTTGACCAGCTCCTACACCTGCCGCAGCGTCACCCACGGCAGTAAGAGTTGGTATAATCTGCTCAGCCGTAAAACCAAAAGCCAAAAACTTTTGACTGGCTTTAGTAACATCATTAAATTCAAAAGGGGTATGTGCCGCAAAATCCTGCAGTTCTTTTACAAAAGCTGTGGCCTTTTCGGCGCTTCCCAGCATATTTGTCATTGCTACCTGAACATTTTGCAGTTCTCCTCCTGCTTTTACAGCATAAACGCCTAAAGCACCTAAAGCTGCACCAAGGCCTTCAAGTACGTTTACTGCTTTGCCGGACAGATTTAAGCCTTCAGAACCGAAGGCGGTTCTAAGCTGTCTTTTGGTTGCTGCTATTTCTTTTCTTAAATCCGAGGAATCCGCTCCAATTTTTACCAAGAGTTCTGCTACGGTTGACATTCATCCGCCTCCTTTCTTTGGGCATAAAATTCTTTAAAAAATTCTTCTCGTTCCGCTTCTTTTGCGCCAGAGGTTTTCCTTGGCAGGAATGGTTTCATCAGCTTCTCCGGAGTAATTCCTTTTACCTGTGTTGCCATGAGGTTAGCCGTAAAATATGAAGCAGTCCACAATACATTTAGTTTTCGTCTTTCATAGCCTGTCGCAAGCTTGGTAAGTTCAAAAGGACTAAGAGCATAAAACTCATTTGGCTTTAGGGCAAGTGGGCCATAGGCTATACCCTCTGCCCATTTCAGCCAAGAAAAAAAGGAAGGAGCCGTTTGCCCTTCCCTTAGTTTTTTCTCTCTTTTTCCAATTCTTCACTTACTGATTCTGTCATTTCCTCCGGAAACAGTTTATAATACACTGCTTTTCCTAAGATGCCAGAACCCGCGATACATTTAACTACCGGAATTTGAATGTCGGTTTCTAAATCAATCCCTTCATCCACCAGCTCCTGCAGTTTATTGGCATACCACTGAGGTGTACGCATTTTGTGATGACGTAGAGCCACGCTTAAAATAATGGTAAGCATACCAAGATCCAAACTTTGATTTTTAATAATATCTCCAGCAGGCTTTCCTGTCATGCGTTCAATATCTATAAGCCTGCCGATATTTAAAAACATATACTCATTTTCTCCAAAAAGCGGAAATTCTATCTTACGCATCTGCACTTCCTCCTGTAATTAAATCAGATAAAGGACCAGCCCCGGACAAAGTTCCCTTTAAGGTCGCTACATCATCATGAGGAGTAGATAAACTGCATTCGGTAAGTGCAGCCCACCCCGTAAGATAACTTTTGTCAGGGTATTCAAATTTAATATGTACCTGTTTGTTGTTCAAAAAGGCAGCTTCTAAAAACTTGGCTCCGCTATCTCCTGCAAGGTAGACACTTTCTAAATCAATCGACCAGCTTCTTAAACCTGGAAGTGTTGCCTTCCAACCACCGCTGGTTTTATCTGATGCGTCAATTTCATCTGCCTTACGAGATAAATCACCACTTCTTTGACCGCCAACTAAAGTCCAGGTTGGACTTGTTTCTGTTGCTCCTGTGTTCACATATAAAAGATAATCCTTACCCGCCGTTGCCTTACTGGTGCTGGCAGGCTCTGCAAATACTGTATATGCCATTAGCTTTCACTCCTTTGTAAATTTTGAATAAGCATTATAAGGCTTATCACTCCGTTATATCCTGTTTCTTCTTCAGGATAAGCCTCAAAAAAGTCCACCTGTTGGCGAACTGCTAAAAACTCATCCTCACTTAAATCAATTTGCTTTGTTTGCAGCAATACTATTACCCTGTTAGCAATACTGTTTATTTCAAATTTACCCTTATAGGTTGACCAAATATTGATTTGAACTGTGACCTCCACCATATCCTCATACTTTGTCCCGGCTTCTTTGCAGTTAAACGCACCAATAGTCATGAATGGCGGTCTTGCAGTTTCCGGTACATAGTCATAAACAGGCACTTTTTCATTAGCTGTTAAATAGCTTATAAGTGCCTTTTGCAAGGCATTTAATGGTATACGTTTCATTTATTCAGCACCTTCTTCATGTTAGAAATAAGCTTAGGCTCTTCTGCGTCAAAGGCAGGCTTAATAAACGGCCTTCCCTTTCTGGCAGGAATTTTGGCAGATTTTCTAAGCAATAAATCACCGCCAGCAGAAATGGATAAAGCCTTTTTATTCTTAGCCCTAACAATATGCGCCTTAGCACCAAACTCAACGATATGAGCATAGGGGGTTTTAGCTTTAACCAACCCTTCCGGTTTTCTTCTGTCAAAACCTGTTTTAATAGATTTTTTTAGCTTGCCGCTGCGCTGTGCAACCTTTTGTTTTGCCCCTCTAGCGATATTTTTAGTACTATCTTGCAATGCATTTTCAATAGCCAGACGCGTTTTTCCATCCCATGCTGAGATGCTTGACATAGCTTTAGTCAAATCACTGCTTGTTACTTTCGCAAGAAATTTCATCATACACCCTTTTCATATTCTGCTATTTCAATATAGGTACTGTCTTTATAAAACCTTGTTACAGCAACAATTTCATATTCTCTGCCCTGCCATAAAAGGTGCCAGCCTTTTTCCATGCGGATATAGGTTCTGGTTTTTAACGTGATGTTACTTAAAGCATTAGGTGTATCAAAGGCCTGCTTTTCGCTGTACCTGGAATCCTTCACCTCTGCCCATAGAGATATTACCTTTTTATAATTTGTTGCATACCCACCATAGCCATCGCTTGAAAGAATTGGTTGTAAAAGTTCAACCCGTTGATTTAGTTTAGCTATCTGCATTAAAAGCCATCCTTTCTGTCCCCAAAAAGCAGCGAACGCAAAGTCAGCATAAGCTGCTTATAGTCCGCTTCTTCTCTGTGTTCGTAAAAATAGGCGGTAGTATACATAATAGCTGTTTTGGCATTATTTGACTTTTTTAAGGTTTCTTCATCTGCCCGGATTACATCCTGACACACTTTTTCAGCAGATTCCAAAAGCTGCAGTATAAGTGTATCCTCGGTTTCTGAATCTACTCTAAGATATAATTTCATTTCCTCTAAACTTACCAGCACTTTACCCACCACCTGCTTTTACAGTTTTCTAGGCATTTAGTTTCAAGATTTGTACTGCTTCAGGCAGTATAAGCTTGCCATCAACACGTTCTTTTACCACATAGCCAATCATGCCATTCCCTGCATAAAGTTCTCTTAGTTCCTGCATGGAGCGAACGCCACGATCACCGATATTGTAATAGCTATAATCACCAAAAGAGATAGCATTTGCAGGTGCATAAGCAGAGGTAAACACATCATAGCCTAAGATTTTATCCGGCTCGCCTGCCTGATAAGATGGCTGCCACATATATGCCCCATTGTTATCTTTTAGTTTACGAATGGCAAGTAAGGTCTGGTCATTTAAGATGAACTTGGCGTTCTTACGGTACGGACGTTTCAAAGCATAAATTAGTTCCAACATATCATCTGACTTAATGGCGGCAGTTAAAGTACTAGCTATGGTCGCACCACCGGTTTCAGCAAACAAACCTAAAGGTTTACCGGTACCGTCACCATTTAAGAAGGCATCCTCTTCGGCATTAGCCATAGCCTTGCCAAACTCGGTGATGATGTAATTTTCAAGGTTAAAGGCATTGTCATAGAGAAGTTCTTCGGTAATCTTAATGGCCACATGAAGCTTATGAGCATCAAGCAAGGTCTGTGCAAATTTAGCATCGCTGAACTGTAAGGCTTCCCCTTCTTCAATCCATGCAGCCGCAGGCTTGGTAGCTGCAATGTTAATTTTATGCTGACCGGAAGTAGTGATAATTGTACCAAGACCGCGCATGATGTTATCTTCCATCAAAGCATCGATAATACGCTTGTCATATTCCTCCGGAACTAAATAACCGCCATCTGCATCAACACCCTCCTGCAAAAGGTTGGATACCTGTTTGAAGTTAGTACGCATGGCTTTTAACAAATCCTTAGCATACGCACCTCGTGAACGTGCCGGTTTCATTTTCTCCAAAGTTTCATCCGGGAGAGTCGCAATACCGGGTTTATTGGTAAAAGGCTGATTCACTGCTTTAGAAAGTTCTTTGTCGATTGCCTCCTGCTTTTCTAAACGTTGTACTTCTCTACCTAAGGCATCAATATCTGCCATCATGACATTGTAGGTATTTTCATCTTCCGCAGAAAGCGTACCTTTATCACTGCGATGGCTTTCTAAAAAGGACTTGGTGGTTTCCCAGGCTTTTGTTCTTTTTTCACGTAATTCGATAATATTCATAAGTTAAATTCCTCCCTTAAATGTGGTTCTTTAATAACTCTAATTTTTTTAAGCATTCATCAACAGAACACTCTTTTACAACTTCCTTAGGCTCAATACGACATTTAGCCGCTATCTTTGCCTTTAAGGAATTTACTACCAAAGCCTTAGAATACATCATGGATAAAACAGGCGGCTCAAGCATATCCTCGGTATTTTTTTTTAAAATACCATCGGCAAAGCCAAGCTCGACTGCCTTATTGGCATTCATCCAGCTTTCATCGTCCATAAGGCGGGCAATTTTTACTCTTGCCATACCTGTCTTAGTTTCATAGGCATTTACGATTGATTCCTTTACTTCGCTTAGCATAGCGATAGCTTTTTGAAATTCGCTTTTATCGCCAAAAGCCATAGTTGCCGGATTATGAATCATAAGTAGGGATACAGGACTCATTAAAACCTTACTGCCTGCCATTGCAATAACCGATGCAGCACTTGCCGCCAGGCCATCAATCTTAACAGTCACGTTCCCCTTATATTCCATCAGCATATTGTAGATTTGAGCGGCTGCTATGCAGTCACCACCTGGGCTATTAATCCAAATGGTTATATCTCCTGTGCCTGAAAGCAGTTCTTCTTTAAATAGCTGAGGTGTGACATCATCATCAAACCAGCTTTCTTCAGCTATGGTGCCGTTAAGAAACAGTGTCCGTTCCATCACTTCTTCTTGGCTTTCCTGGTTTATTACCTTTTTGTTCTTCCACTGCCAAAACTTCTTCATTGTCATTTACCTCCTTTGCATCAGAATACGCACTGCCTGCGTCCTTTAATTTAGTCATGTTGCCGTTAATGAGATACAAATTACCGCCATCTTCTTCAGATATTTGGTCCAGGTTTTCCAAGGCTCTTATATCATTGGCACTCATCCAACCATTCTGTCTTGCGGTAGCGTAACCATTCATACGGCTTTCATAATCTCCTCGAAGGAGTCCGTCCACGTTGAACTTAATAAAATATTTACCCTTATCTCCCGGCAAAATAAGCGAACGTACTAAGGACTGCTCCCAGCGGATAAGCCAAGGCTCCAGGGTGTACTTTACGAACTCCAAGGATTGTTGCTCTATATTAGAAAAGCTCGATTTCTCAAGGTCACCAACCATATGCGGTGGGACTCTGAAAATTCGAGCTATCTCGTTAATCTGAAATTTTCTTGTTTCTAAAAACTGGGCTTCGTTTGGACTGATAGATATTGGTGTGTATTTCATACCTTCCTCTAAAACTGCTACCTTATTGGCGTTGGCACTTCCACCAAAAGCTGAGTTCCAACTGGCTCTTACTCTTTCCGGGTCTTTTACTACACCCGGATGCTCTAAAATCCCGCCTGGCGTAGCACCGTTCGCAAAAAACTTGGCTCCGTATTCCTCGCAGGCAATAGCCATACCAATAGCGTTTTTAGCCATAGCAATTGGTGAATAACCGACTAGGCCATCAAAACCTAAACCTGGTATGTGCAGCACCTCTGAATGCAGCAGAATAACTTCGTTTTCCTTGTTTAAATGTGCATCTTCTAGGCCACGCAAATACTTGTAATAGATATTTCCTTTATCATCCCTGTTTACGCTAACCCGGTTAGGCATTAACGGATAGATACCAACAACCTCCCCTCTGCCATTTCTGATAAGCTGAGCATAGGCATTACCCCAAAGAAGTAGATGCGTCATAAGAGTTTCCCTAAACACAAACGAGGTCATCTCCGGGTTAGGCTCATCATGTAGGAGAAAATACAGCGGATGCTCTAAGGCTTTATCTTTGCCACCGCTATCCGTGTATTTGTAAAGGTGTAAGGGCAAACCTGCAACAGCTTCTGCCAGTACCCTAACGCAAGAATAAACTGCTGTCATCTGCATAGAAGAACGCTCAGTTACATTTTTCCCAGCCGTACTTCCACCAAAGAAAAACCTATAGGCACTGCCTACACTTACGTTCTTAGGTTTATCTCTGGACTTAAAAAGCTTTGTAAATATTTCTAAAATCTTGACCACCTCCTAAAATTATGTTCCTGTCAGACAAATAAAATACCCCTGTCATCATAAACAGAGGCACCGTTATCATTTCCACAGCGAATTGCTCGGTCTAAAGCCATAATCGTGGCTATAGCACCGTCAATTTTCTCTGTGGATTTTTCTTTATCTGCTTTAATGTTCCCGGCAGGGTCCGTTCGGATAAAAATGTTATCCATATTCCATCTAAGCACCGGATGCCCGCTATGAGCAATTTTCTGCTCTAGTGTTAGTTTCATCAGTTCCTTAGTAGGTGGTGACATATCCTTAAAACCTTGTCCAAAAGGCACTACCGTAAACCCCATGCCCTCAAGATTTTGCACCATCTGCACCGCTCCCCAGCGGTCAAAGGCGATTTCCCGGATATTATACTTTTCGCCTAACTCTTCTATAAACTTCTCAATGTAGCCGTAATGCACTACGTTACCTTCGGTGGTCTGAATAAGTCCCTGCCTTGCCCACACATCATAGTTCACATGGTCACGCTTAACCCTTAAATCCAGCGTTTCTTCCGGCAGCCAAAAATATGGAAGAACTACAAATTTATCCTCCTCGTCTAAAGGTGGAAAAACTAATACAAAAGCGGTTATATCTGTCGTACTTGAAAGGTCAAGACCGCCATAGCAGACCCGGCCAATAAGGCTTTTTTCATCTACCTTAAAACTACAAGCATCCCATTTATCCATAGGCATCCAGCGGATAGCTTGTTTTACCCATTGATTAAGCCTTAACTGCCTAAATGAGTTTTCCTCCGCAGGGTTTTGTTTAGCCGATTCGCAGGCTGCTTTTACCTTATCTATCCCAACGGTAATATCTAGAGAAGGATTCGCCTTTTTCCAAACCTTTGGATCAGTCCAATCATCAGACTCCTCTGCCCCATAGATTACAGGGTAAAAGGTACTGTCATGCTTTCGCCCTTCCAATATATCCTTGGCCTTTTGGTGGGTTTCATAGCAGATGCTATTGGTGTCTGTTCCGGCTGTGGTAATCAAGAAATATAAAGGCTGCATACGAGCATCGCCTGAGCCTTTAGTCATAACATCAAAGAGTTTGCGATTCGGCTGGGTGTGCAGTTCATCAAAAACAACCCCATGAATGTTAAACCCATGCTTGGAATAAGCCTCTGCCGACAAGACTTGATAAAAGCTGTTCGTAGGCAGATAGATTATTCTTTTTTGCGATGCTAATATTTTTACCCTTTTATTAAGTGCCGGACACATTCTCACCATGTCTGCCGCAACATCAAACACGATAGTAGCTTGCTGACGGTCAGCAGCACAGCCGTAAACCTCGGCACGTTCCTCCCTATCACCACAGCAAAGCAGAAGTGCTACTGCCGCTGCAAGTTCTGACTTGCCTTGTTTCTTTGGTATTTCAATATAAGCTGTATTGAACTGCCTATAACCATTAGGTTTTATCGTTCCAAATACATCCCGTATAATCTGCTCCTGCCAATCAATCAGTTCAAATGGCTTTCCTGCCCAGGTTCCCTTCGTATGGCAAAGACATTCGATAAAACCTACGGCATAATCAGCAGCGTCTTTATCGTATACAGCGCCTTTTGCCTTAAATTTGGTTGCCTTATACCGTTTTAGTTTTTTCAAATATCATCACCACCTTTACAAATAAAAATAGCCGCCTTATAGCGACTGTACGAGGAACAGCCCCTTACGGAACCGTTCTTTTAAAATTTTATTTAGTTGTGTTCTTTAATCAGTATTGCCAGGGCAATTTCAGCGTCTTCATCCACTGGCTCTATGTCCCAGCCTCTATCGTAATTTACCACCGCTTTGCCGTCTAGGCTTATCCAGGCTTTAGAAATCTTACCGCCATCAATACCAAACTCACTGCCTACCTCATAAACTTTTACTTGGTATTTGTAAACTTTACCTTTAATCAGCATTGCTCCTGTTTTCCACATCATCTTCATCCTCCGCTTTCGTTTAGTTTACCTTTCGGTATGTGTATATTCGCTCTAAACGCACATAATAGCAACCTATTTCTGCAATAAAAACTGTATACTTTACTGCTCTCCTGTGAGGATGAATCTAACATATTCTTTACGATGCTCTTCTAAATACATTACCAATTCGTAGTAGCCATATTCGTTGGCAAGAAACTGCACCATATTTACATCAAACATATTGGTGCGGCCTGTGTCGCGAATAGCTAGAATTTGCTTTTTTACAATTTCATTCATCATTTACCGCCTCCAAGCTTACGGCAAATGTCTTCACCATAGGCTACATTAAGGCCCGAACCGTTATCCCAAGCTACCATAATGCTGGCGATATCATCAACTCCTAAAACCGTGCCTTTAGTTCCTATGGGCGGTGCTTGGCAGTCATCCATCTTCACTAGTTCAACCCTAGTTCCTTTTGGATATTCACTGCGTACTCTTTCAACTGTTTCTCTATTTGGAAACCGCATGATTGACACCCCCTTTGAAAGCTGATGAGCCTGTAAAATTCTTAAGCAAGGTCTTTCTGACCTCTTTGTATTCTTTGCCGATAAACCCTAATCGTAAGAGGAAACATCTAAAAGCATATTTTTCATTTTCCACTTCTTTTTCTTTAGGATTTACCCGTTTTTGTTCTCTGGCAAGCTTTGCCAAGGCACATACAAATTTACTGTAGGCTTCAAGCAAGCTGTTATCTAAAGGTTTTATTTTAAACCAAGGAAAGGTTACTCTATCCTCTTCATCAATCACCTCTGGCAATTCTTCAAGTCCTAATGCCTTTTGAATAAGTCTGCCCTTGGCTGCTAAAAGGTTATTGAGGTTTTCCCAAGTTTCGGGTGTAAAAATATCTTTTGGCAGTGAAATGTTTACATCAAGCATTTCAGGCTCGGTTTCTGCATTCGCAGGTTCATCAGCCTTTTCAGCAGCCGCCATATTTTTCAACATCTTTTCTGCTAAAATTACTTCTTTGGTAACAAACCCTTTTTCTCCAAGGGCTGCAAGCAGTCTTTCCATCGCTGTTTCGTTTACTTCTTCTCCCCAGCTTAGGCTGCTGTTCTTGCTTAAGGTTAAACTGCCAATTTGGTAAGCACAGCTTGGAACACCAAGGTATTTTGCTTTCTCTAAGGTAAGCTCCTCCAAGGCTTTTACTAATTCTTTTCTGTTTTCGACTTCAAAATGTACATTCATGCTAATTGCCTCCTTTTGTTTTGGTAGGTACATATTCGCTCTAAATGTACTTATTATCAAGTCATTTAAGCCTAGTATCTAGTATACTTTTAGTCTTGCTGCACCCAAACGATACCAGCCAAAACAAAACATACGCATGGTAGTGCCACGCCATTACCCCACATCTTATATTCTGCTGAATCCGAATGTGGATTTTTAAGCCATTTAATAATCTGATTCCTGCTCTTAGGCTTTTTAGCTGTTCCTATTATTCTTCGGTGTGTTTCAAACACCTCAGTCCAAAAGAGAATATCAGCATCACTTGGTTCATTATTACCAAGGTCGCTGCACCACCAGTCCGGAAATCCCTGCAGCCTTGCACATTCTGTAGGTGTTAATCTTCTTACTATGTAGGCATTGCCTTCTTCATCATTAATCAAAGGCGGGTCTTTATAATCTGTCGCAACTAAGGTATTTGCAACCTCTTTTTCAGCAGACGTAAAAAAAGACGCTTTACTGCTTGTATAGGTTGGAGCAGCAACTGCCCCAGGTCCTTTAGCAACAATAGTAGGTTCTATTTCTTTTTCCACTGTAAATCCAAACTTAGCATTCTCGCCTTGATTGAAGGCTGCGCGGTCAATGCCGTATGCCACCGCGTGTTTATCTACCGTATTTAAAGTAAAACTCACATCTTCATTCACACCATCGCCTTGCGGTCCATTCTCATCCTTCCTGCCAATCATAGAACCTTGCAAAACAAAAGTCTGCATCTGATTGCTTTGCCGTGCCATTAACGCACCGGATTTTTCTTTAAGGTCTATTACCTCATCTCTTTGATTTACGTGAAAGGCTTTTACATTTTCCACAACAGCCATACCGCCTTGATTGCAGGCAGGATTACCACCATTGCCATCAAGAGTTCTTGAAGATTCTGCCTCATAAAATCCACTGCTTGGATTATCCGACTTCATGGAATTACTGTCCTTAGAGCAGATACCATAGACCTTTGGCACAAATACCGTCTGGTCATTATTGCACCCTAGCGTGGCTGAAAGATTTTCCTGTACCAAAGCACCTTTACCGCCGCCTTCACAGCCACTGCGGATTTTCAGTGTTTTAGGTGTTTCCATTACAAACGGCTGATTGTTACCACCAGTGCCAAAAGTCGCAAGCACAGTCTGTGCTTTATCAAGCGGCCCTACAAACCTTGAATCCTGCGAGTGATTTTCAAACACCAAAGGCGAATGATTTGATTTAGCACGAAGCGTAGAGGTTTTATCTTCTGTTACATCCATACGCTCTCCGCCTTGATCATTTAAGCAGATTATGCCTGTTTCTCCAGTGCAAGCCTCAGTACCTCCGGCAGTTTTTTGCCACGGGCTGCGGCCCGTCTTAGAATACCCAGACAAGCCTTCTGACTCAAATAGTATTTCGCCTGCACTCCTGCCTGCAAAATCTGCGACAAGATAGATGCGTCTTCTGCGCTGGGGGACTCCCCAATATTGGGCATCGAGAACTCGCCAGGCAAGGGAGAATTCCTCTGCCACGATATTTCCTGCATTACTCCATTTGCCTTTTTTAAGTTCAGGAATAACAGCATCTTCGGTTTTGATTTTGCAGATGGCTTCAAGCACTGCTTTGAAGTCCTCCCCTTTATTTGAAGAGAACGCTCCGGGGACGTTTTCCCACACGATGTATCTTGGATATTTTCCATCTGTTGCATTCCTCATTTCTTTAATAATTCTTATTGCTTGGTAAAACAGTACCGACTGACTGCCAACCAGTCCTGCCCTTCTTCCGGCAAGGCTCATATCGGTACAGGGTGAGCCGAAGGTAATAATATCCACGGGGGTAATTTTCGCCCCATCTATTTGATTAATATCGCCTAAATGCTGTACGCTTGGCAACCGTTTTGAAGTTACCCTAATAGGGAACGGCTCAATTTCTGATGCCCATATAGGATTGATGCCGGACAATATACCACCTAAAGCAAAACCTCCTGAGCCATCAAAAAGACTGCCTAATGTTAATTTACGCATTGGCAGCCACCTCCAAAGCCCAGAAATCAAAAAATGCACTGTTCTGTGACAACTCCACAAAACGAATGCATTTTTCTGCTACCAGCTTTTCTATCCAAAGCGGTATTTTTCCCACGTTATCATAACGGCCATAAGCACCGAACATACATCGCATCCCAATATTTCTCGCTTTCACAGCATCATCAAATGTATCAAAATAACCAAGATGGATTTCTTTCTGGTTTACTTTTATTCTTGCCCTGAATTTCTTTCTTGGTGCATACCAGCTTACTCCACTTACTCCCGAAGTATTATTTTTCTGAATCGGCTGATTCATCTGGTTCTGCTGATGTGTGCATATGCGAAGATTACTTGAACAATTATCTAAAGTATCAAGACTAATATGGTCAACCTCATATCCTTTCAAGCAATTCAATAAATAACTGTGCAGTTTTCTGCCACGGCAATCTATAATATAGAATCTTCCACTTTCACAGCTTGCATACCATTTTACATTACTGATTTTATGAAAGGCATCTCGATCGAATCGGAATACCATTCCATTCGGCAATTTACCATACCCCACGCTGCCATCAAAGCTGTAAACAACATTACTCATTTTTTGCCTCCGTTTCTGGTTCAACCTCCAAATCATCAAATCGGATAGTCTTGCCGTCACGAAGAACGGAAATATCTTCTGTCTGTCCATTTCTGAATTGAGCATATCTTTTCACAGCCACATCTACAAATTTTTGTTCCAATTCTACACCATAACAAATTCTATCCATCTGTTCACAAGCCATCAAGGTAGATGCACTGCCGAGAAAACCATCCAGCACAATGCCATTTGACTGTGTACATTGTTTAATCAGATACGCTATCATCGGAACAGGCTTACTTGACGGATGCCCACATCCATCTTTTTCAGAATCCTTTATTCCATCGAATTCAAAGACGGCTGTCTGTTTCTGATCTCCATACCAGATATGTTTGCCGTCTTTTCGCCAGCCCCATATAATTGGCTCCATATTAAACTTCCAATCGGTGCGCATAAATGGTGCCCTTGGCTTTTTCCAAATCAGACCTGCACCGACTTTAAATCCAGCATCTTCAAACGCATCATAAAACACACGGGTTTTCATGGTTGCATAGAATTCATAGATTGATGCATCCAGTGCCATAGCATTTTTGAAGTTTGTAAATACCTTCAAAAGGAATTCATATCCCTGCTTATCATTCAAATTGTCATTTGCAATCGTGCCTGACTTATTTTTCAGTTCTACAAAATATGGGGCATCGGTACATACAAGGTTTGCCTTGGTTTCTCCCAGCAGCTTTTCAAAAGTAGCCGGGTCTGTAGAATCACCACAGATAACTTTGTGCTTGCCTAATGTCCAAATATCGCCAAGCTTAGAAAAAGTCGGCTTTTTCAATTCTTCATCGACATCAAAGTCATCATCCTTAACATCATCACCGGTATTAAAAAGTTTATCTAGTTCAGCAGGCTCAAAGCCGGTTAGGGAAACATCAAACTCTGCACCCTGCAAGGATTCGATTTCAATTTTCAAAAGTTCTTCATCCCAGCCTGCGTCCATAGCAAAACGGTTATCTGCTATGATGTAGGCTTTCTTCTGTGCCTCGGTTAAGTAATCAACCAAGACGCAAGGTACTTCAGCAATTCCTTCTTCTTTGGCAGCAAGCACCCGCCCATGGCCGGCTATAATACCGCAATTGCTGTCGATGATTACAGGGTTAACAAAACCAAACTCCCTTAGGCTTGAACGAAGTTTCGTTATCTGCCCTTGGGAGTGAGTTCTTGCATTATTTACATAAGGCACCAATTTATCTATTGGCACAAGTTTCATTTCTGTAGTTTTCTTATCCACTAGCTTGCCTTCCTTTCCAATATTTTTTTAAGGCCTTTATACGCTCCCATCAGATTGCCGGCCTTAGCTAACCCTTTCAAAGTACATAACTGTTGGCGAGTCAGTTTATCCTTATGATTTCTTAAGGTATTTCTAAACATCCTAAGGTGCAATAGTTCTTCATTGGTCATTTTCGTTTCTCCCTCGAGCGTAAAAGCTGCTCCATAAAATCATTCTGATTAGTTGGCCCGGAATATTCTGTTGCCGTGTTTTCACGAATAACGGCAAATATCTCATTCCACAACCTGTTAGCCTGAGATAAATAATTCTGTCCAATACTGACATACGGTGATGTCATTGCCCCTCCCGTAGTTGGATGTTTTGCTAAATAACCCGTTGCCGTTATTATTTCTTCACAATGTTTCCATCTGGCGGCAGCCATCGCATACCTCTCCAGCGTTTGCGGAGATATGTATGAAACGCATCCGCGTTTATTAAGCCAATCCCAGGTTTGCTCATATATTTCTTTTGCCTGCAAAACTCGTCCATCCTTTTGCGTGGCTGAGAGCATCTCGCTAGGCTTAGGCATTTCTTCGCCCTGCATATCCGGTAAATCTTTAAACTCCATAACCTTAAGAGGTCGTTTACCCGGATTTCCTTCAGCAATCTTATCTGCCAAAGGCTTGCTGGGACGTCCTCCCGTACCCGGACTAGGTCCTCTTTTACCCAATTTTCTACTACCTCCTTAAATCACGGGGGTAATCCCCCTTAAACTTTCGCGTTTTTTTGCGTAAGACCCCCCGCCCGTGCCTCCCTTTACAGGGTTTTGAGATTTGACCTCCCCCTACCTGCACCTTTTTTACTTGATTTTTTAAACTTTTCATACTATATTTAAGTTAGATATATTTTCTAACCAAAGTCCGAAATAGATTTGAACTGATGATTTTTGAAAGGAGTGTCACCATGTTTAAAAAAACTTTTAAACGAACCACCTTCACAATAATGTTTTTCTTGCTTTTATTTTCCTTTGCAAACATATCTTTTGCAGAAGAATCTTCTACCTCAAACTTTAAGTTATATAGCACTGCTAATATGTATAACTTTATTGAGCTCGACACACGTAGTGGGAAGATGTGGCAAGTGCAATTTTCAAATAAAGATGAATCAAGGTTTACCACTATTTTAAATAGCGTTAACTTATCCCCAGACAATGATAGTACTACTGGAAGATTCGCTCTTCATCCCACTCAAAATATGTATACTTTTATTCTCTTAGACCAAATTAATGGCAAAACTTGGCAAATTCAATGGTCCTTTGACGCGGATAAACGACTAGTACTTCCCATTATTTAAGGTGTTTTTATTTACCTTTTAAGTACTCATGGATACTCAATGATTTGCAAACATTGCTTCTGTTAGAAAGGAATAAGCTTATGGTAAAAAGACAAAGCAGGCTCCTCTCACTCGTTGCAATAACCGTATTGCTTCTTTTGTTAGCATTTGCAAACACATCCTGCATGAACAATGCATCAACTTTATACTCTCAAAATACCGGTAAGGTATTTGAGATTTATAGCACACAGAATATCTATAACTTGTTAAAACTAGACACCCGAAATGGAAAAATCTGGCAAGTGCAGTTCTCCGTCACGGACGATGCTCCCCGGGTTGTCGTTCCACTAAACCAGGTTGATTTGTCCTCAGACAACGGAAAAACTGTAGGACGCTTTTCTCTTCACCCCACCCAAAATATGTATAATTTTATTCTCCTAGACCAAATTGATGGCAGCACTTGGCAAGTCCAATGGTCCTTTGAGAAGAACACTCGAGGCATCATCCCTATCAACTAATGGAACAAATCAGAGTCGCTCGTCATACCGAGCGGCTCTTTTTTTATGCCATCTATCTCCACGCTCTGCATGAATCCTTGCATGGCACTCTTTGCATAAAGCAATAAGGTTTCTTCGGTCATGCGTACCGCCTTCAGCTAATGGCAGCTTGTGATGAATCTCTGCGGTCTTAACATACCTTCCAACAGCCATGCACTGCTCACACACTGGATGCTCCGCAGCATAGCTGTCACGGATTCTTTTCCACGCTCTGCCGTACCTACGCTTGGTTGCAGGGTTTCTGTCGTATCTTTCGTAGCGTTTGTTTTCTTTTTTTTCATGCTCTTCACAAAAGCGGCCATCAGTCAAATTGGGACATCCTGGAAAAGAACATGGTCTTTTAGGCTTTCTAGGCATTGCTTTCTCCTTAAAATTAGGCATAAGAAAAGCCTTGCAGGTCGGTGTGACCAACAAGGCTTGATACAGTTATGCCCATTTATATTTTTTTGCTTTTCGCTATTATAATAATATCACAGGTACGTACTCTCATTCTATCACATTAACTCTCATCCTTTGTCGGCACGGTAATTTCTTTCAGTGCGGCAGTGTGCATTCGGTGTATATGCTGCATGGAATATTTCATATCCACGGCAATTTGCTCCCAGGTAATAAAACAAAGATAGCGTTTCTCCAACAACGTCTGATACTCTACATTCGGCACGGCTTTGATGACACCCATTATTTGATGTTTCAATTCTACAAGGGCATTGATGTCCTGATTGATTTCTTCCTGCAAGGTAACAATCTTGATAACGGCATCTGCCATTTTACTACCACCCTGATTGGGGTTTCTCGGCATATCACTAATTACTGCTGAACAGCTGGTGGCCAAGTCATTTAAAGACTCTATCTGCTGTATTTTAGAATGAATACGTTCATCCAAATATCGTGCCTGCAATAAGTATTCTTTTCCTGTCATATCCTTACCTCCGAAATTTTATAGTCCACTCGGATTGGCTTGGATTGTCATAGGTTGACTCGGAGATGCAAAGGCATCCTCATTTTATTTTCGTAGTCTGCTGTTGTAACAATACCTCACAATCAAAACATCATCTTTTCAGATTCGCCTTGACCGCATCGATAAGTGCCGACTGTGTGCTGTCTTTTTTCTGCAGTGCCTTCAATATTCGCTCGTCAATGGTACCATTCGTCACAATATGCTGCACGATTACGGTTTCTGCCGTTTGTCCCTGCCTCCAGAGTCTTGCTATTGTCTGCTGGTATAACTCCAAGGACCATGTCAGACCATACCACACAATCGTGGAACCACCGCTTTGCAGATTCAAGCCGTGACCTGCAGATGCCGGATGAATCAGTGCCACGGGGAGTTCTCCGCTGTTCCATTTGCGGATGCTGTCCTCGGTATCCAGTTTGGCAAAGGAAACCTTCAGCTTTGTGAGCCGTTCTGCGATTCTTTCATAATCATGGCGGTACCAATATGCCACCAAAAGTGGCCTGCCGTTCATGCTCTCCAAAATATCCTCCAGGGCATCCAGCTTACGGTCATGAATCCTTACTACCTTCTGGTCATCGGTATAAATGGCACCGTTAGCAAGCTGTGTCAGCTTCCCGGAAAGGGCTGCCGCATTAGCTGCCGTTATCTCTCCGTCTGGCATCTGCAGTACAAGCTGCTGGCACATCTCATCATATTTTTTCTGCTCACTGTCTGACAGATACACCGTGTGGTTGGTGCTGATCAGTTCCGGCATCTTCAGATGGTCTGTAGCTTTCATGGAAATGGTGATGTCGGAGATTTTTTCGTATATCTGCTCCTCCGCACCCGGCAGCGGCTTATACGAATACACCACCATACCGTTCATCTTGTCCGGTCGAAAATATGCCGCACGGTACTGCCCAATAAATCTTCCAAGTCTTGCACCCATATCCAGCAGCTTAAATTCTGCAAATAAATCCATCAGACCATTGCTGCTTGGAGTGCCTGTCAGACCCACCACTCTTTTTACAGTCGGCCGTGCCTTCATCAGTGCCTTGAACCGTTTAGCCTGGTGGTTCTTGAAGGAGGACAGCTCATCGATTACCACCATATCGAAATTAAATGGAACACCGCTTTTTTCAATCAGCCACTGTACATTCTCCCGGTTGATGATATAAATATCCGCCTGTGTGTTCAGTGCCGTCAGCCTTTCTGTTTCCGTACCTACTGCCACGGAATATTTTAGAAGTTTCAAATGCTCCCATTTTTCGATTTCGGCACTCCATGTTACAGAAGCTACTCTAAGGGGTGCAACTATCAGCACCTTAGAAATTTCAAAACTGTCAAATAATAAATCATTGATTGCCGTGAGTGATATGGATGTTTTTCCAAGACCCATCGACAGTAAAACAGCGGCGATTGGATGGGACTCAATATATCCGATTGCATATTTCTGGTATTCATGTGGCTCGTATTTCATCAAGAATCCCTCCAATCTGTTCTTCATCATCCAGCACATACACCTTAAAGCCTAACCTTCGAAGCAACCGGTGTCTTGCCAATTGTAGTGGTCTTGGTTTTTCTCCCGGTGCTTTCACTTCCACGAAAGCGAACCTGCCATGTGGAAGAAGCACCAACCTGTCCGGCATTCCATCGAAACCGGGAGATACGAACTTCGGACAAATCCCACCATGCTTTTTTACCGCTGTTACAAGCTTCTGTTCAATCGTTTTTTCTCGCATCTCACATACTCCTTCCAGCATTCCTCAAAGGTATCAAGGCACTCATCGCAGGCATTCTTTCGCTGCAAATGTCTGCGAATCAGTTCGTGCCATCCATCAAATTTACAGGGACGGTTTCTTGGGAAATCTTCTTTTTCCCTTCGCATATCCTGTGCCAGATCACCTGCAGGTGTATCCTCGTTCAAATGGTTTCGAATCATAAAAGTATAAAATGTCATATCTAAAATTCCTCCTGATTTTTCGTTTTTGATTTCTGTCCTTTTTGTCACGCTGTCCTCTATGGGGTAAGAATGAAAAAATAAATAAAATATATTAAAATATGTATCTATATGTATCTGTTACTATAAGGACAAATACACGCATACATACGCTTATGGTATAGGGACAGAAAGGACAAAAAGGACATAATAGGGTGTTCACTGCTCATAAATGTGCGGATTTACAAGATAGGTCTGTGCAGGCGGTCTGCCTTTGCCGGAATAGCTTTCATCATCTTTCGATGCAATATATCCATAGTCTGTCAGTCTGGTCAGAACCTGCTGCACATCCTCGGCTTTTTTGAAATTACGGCAAAGCCGCATAATATCTCTGCGTGTAAATTCGGTCAGTCCGTTTTCCTTTACCACTTCCACCACCTTTTTGCTTTGACTGATAACAGGGTCAGCACCCATAAGCATAAAAGCAGCCTTAGCGTGTTCGATGAAATATTCTCCGATTTTGATGGCATTGCTCATAGTCTGTCCGTCTACTACAAGCGGCTCCGGGACATCCAAAAAGTCATGGCTCCTGCGTATGGATGCCCTGCACAGCAGTGCCGCAATGCGCTGAATGTTTCCCACCAGCTTTCCTGCCCAATCCACGATGTCCGCATAGCCCCTGTTCAGTTCCGGCTCCAGTCTTTCGGCAAACATTTCTATCATGGCATCCGCTTCATCCGACAGCGTGATGATCTCCGCTTCTTTTCCGCATTCGTCTTCCAGCAGATTTCGGATGCACAATTCATATTCACGGTAAATCTCCTCTGGGACAGGCTCGGAACGGTACCTTCTTTTTCCGACAAACGATGCAGGAATGCAGTACAGAAAACGTGCAGTCAAACCTCGTCCACGGAATGTACCGTTCTGCATCAGCCCCGAAAGGACACTCGGCTGCACCATAAGCAATACGGTCAATGCCGGATTCATGATGCTCTCACTGTTTCTCCCAATGCGGTCAACACGAATGCTGTCTCCGGAATACCCCTTCAGCATCACATCAATATTGACCGTCTTGGAATAAGCTCCGGCTAAGGTGTCGAATATGCCGCCCTCGGTGGAAAGAATCGCCGCCCGCCCATCATTTCCGGCAAGCACCGACGTCAGCTTTTCGGTTGTAATATCATCAACATACAGTTTCATCGGCTTCATTTCTTTGTACCCTGCAATCTCCTCCGCGATTCTCCTGACTTCTTCCGCGTCCGCTTTGCCCTTGGATGCCTGGTCCTCAAGTACCTTCTGCCTGCGTTCCAGAATCCTTTTCTGCATTTTGCTGGACTCAATTGCCGCCGCATTTTGTGTATTGCGTTCCGCTTCAAATAGATTCAATGGGCGAACCATCGCATTTTCCACGGCAGACTTACGCTCGGAAGGATTCATGACATCCAGCACAAAGGTGTTCACAGGCTCTATCCAGTCAGCCTTTGCCTGGATTTTAAATTTTCCCTGCATACAGACTGACAAAACTGCAATTGCAGATGTGGCCGCCATGTCCACAGGGGTCTGTGTGCTTTCAGAAAGAGCCGCCGCATAATCTCCAATCGCCTTTGGCAGAGTTTCTACCGGAAATGACGGCAGGTTGAATTCATCAAAGGGGATAGGTGTTTCCCATTCCGGCTTTTTGTTGTATTCCTCCGGCGGAACATACCCTTCCTGCTTTTCCAACTTTTTACCGAATCCCACAGCACTGTTCCAGATTGTGTCCAGTTCGCTTTGCGGCAAAGGTGGTGTGCATCGCTCCGACCTTTCCATAAAAATACGGTGGGCTTCTTCCGTGCATCCGTAACGCTTGACGATCTTTCCGGCAAAAAGGCTCATCTCTTTATTGCGGGAACCCTCTGTGATATTTTCCATGCTGCGGTCAAACTCAGCAAAATCCAGCTCGTCCAGGAACTCATCAATGGTTCTGCTGCCCTCATGCCAGATAATGTTTTCTGCCGGACAGCCGAATATAAATCTTGCGGCATCCATTGCACCATCATCAAAAAAAGGTGCGGCAGCATAAATCCTCTTTTTCAGTTCGGCGCACTCATCAGCTGTGGTGGTTTTCTTATGTGGAAAATACACATGGTGTCTTGGCCTTGCTGATTTATTTCCCTTGACCTTCCCATCATGGCGGCTTGGAACAATGGCAAAGGATACATCCGGGAAAAGCTTCTGATACATTTCTGGGTGAACCCATTCCTTGGGATTTTCTGTTTTGTCATTATCGCAGTCCATCACATCTGCATCACCGCAAATGTAGTCAAGTACAGAACGGTGTGAATTCCTATATTCCGCACTTACGTGGTCACGGCAAATTGCCACCTTAAAATCTTCCTCATTGTCAATCTCAGCTTTATTAGGATAAACGGCATTCTTTTCATTTCCTGTACAGTTTGCTGTGTATAAAGTAAACTTCATCTTGCCGCCTCCTTTAAATCACTGTTGAAATATCGTAGTTTGTAATTTTTTCTTTTGGCTCTCCTGATCTCCGCATCCATTCCGGCAGATATGCTTTCTCCAAACACCCATACCTCGGCACAATGGCTCATCAGCACATTTCCAAAATGCAGTCCCAGCTCTCGTTCCTTTAAGTCCTTATCGTTAAGGAACTGCGGAAACAACAAATGCGGAGCAATGGGGATATAACCCTGCTCCACAGCGAAACGGCTGTACTTTCGTGCATTTGCAATGTTCCCGGCAATGTCTCCCGAAAACGGGGAGCATACATACACGATTGGTCTGTAGCTCCGAGCCGCTTTCGTTTCCTTGTCGATAGAGGATAAGGCCTTATAGGTGGTCGGATCAGGATAGCCCTCGCTGTTATACCAGCTCACACCCACAAGACTTTCCTCCCATCATTTTTCTGCTGCAGCTGTCGCAAAGCACCGATGTGCCAAACAAGTCACCGTCACCATCGGCAAACACCTCTGCTAGGTCAACCTGTACCTCAGACCCGCAGGACGGGCAGCGGCAGAACACATTCTCATCGTTAATTTCGATGGATACCTCCATCGCATCATTCAGCTGTTCTTTAACATAAAACATCTTATTTTCCCTCCTCTTGAGCCTCACCATTGGTCAACATCTTATTCACTGACATAAAAGACATCAAAAATTCAGGTCTAAATAAGCCATATTCCTCAGACTCAAACCATATTTTCCCATCGACATCTCTTACAACAATCAAATTTGCTTGCGAAATTGCATCAAAAAATTCTTTTATTTCATCAAATTTAGGGAATAAAAAATCAAACACTTTTGAATAGTCAACCTCTATAGAATCTTGAACTATATTTCTATCACCAATTTTTTCTGCAACTTCTTTTGCAATTAGTACAGCCTGTTCAAAGGGTATTAAAAACCACTCACTAACAATTTGATGTGTATGAAGTCTATGATGGATTTCTGTTTCAACTTTATACCCATTTTGAAATGGTCCCAGTATCTCTGTACGAATAATTTCAAATCCTCCAATCCGTTGAATATCAGCAATTCGCTGGTTAGGATTAATTGAAGTCCCTACTTTGACTTCATTTGCCTTTCTTTCAATGATGTACACCCATTGCCTTGGTTCTTTCATAAAAATACCGCCTCTCATAAAAGTAGGGCTTTGCCCTCTAATAGTGAAAGGACAAAACCCTGCATTTTAAGAACCATATTTTTAATCTTTTTGATAAAAGCTGCATTCGTATCCATCGGCTCGGAGGAGCAGTCCTGGAATCCAAGGCGGCGTCCTGCCCATCTGCTCACATACCTCATCAATGGATACACCCTCGCTGCACTCAATAATTAGTTCATCATGGATATGCCCACAGATAAAGCAGTGTGACAATGTCCGCATGGCATAAGCCAGAATATCCCGGCTGACTGCCTGAACGATATTCTCCACGAATTTTGTGCCATAGCTTTCTATCCGTTCCCACTTCTTTGTGCCGCCCACACCTTCATAGGTCACAGCCTCGCCGCCGAAACGGTTCTCTCCCATGCGCGGTTTTACATAGGCAAGCCGTCTGCCGCTCGGCAGCTGAATGAACAGCATACCGCTCTGGTAAATAAAACGGATGCCGTGTGTTTCTGTCGATACTCTATTCTTGACCGTGTACTTAACGCATCTGTCAACATCCCACCAGAACCGCACGATATTGGGATTTGCGGCTCTCCAGAAATCCACCAACGGCTGCAGTTCTTCCTCAGCAAGCCCCATCTCCAAGGCTCCCATAGCCTTTAAAGCACCTACTGACCCGCCATAGCCACAGGCAAGCTCGGCTTGTTTGCCTTTCTGACGGAGGTGACCGTTTACCCCATGCTTTTCCACAGGCACTCCAAACATGGCTGAAGCGGATGCACAGTAAATGTCACCGTTATTAGCAAAAACCTCCATACGCCACTGCTCTCCTGCAAGAAAAGATAGTACTCTGGCTTCGATTGCAGAGAAGTCCGCCACCACAAATTTATATCCGGTTCTCGGCACGAATGCCGTGCGAATCAGCTGTGATAAGGTATCGGGGATATCATCATATAAAAGCTCCATCGCATCATAATTGCCGGACTCCACCAATCCTCGTGCCTGTTCCAAATCCAGCATATGGTTTTGAGGGAGGTTTTGCAGCTGTATCATTCTGCCTGCCCATCGGCCACTGCGATTAGCACCATAAAATCTAAACATCCCTCTGGCTCTACTGTCCACACACACTGCATTCTGCATTGCCTGATACTTTTTCACGGAGGACTTGGATAACTGCTGCCTTAAAACCAGCACTTCCGCCAGTTCCGCAGGTGCTGTTTTGACTGCCTGTGCCACAGCCTTCTTGCCAAGGCTCTCCATCTCCAAGCCGTTATCTGCAAGCCATTGCTTCATCTGCATTACGGAATTGGGATTGTCGAGATTTGTCAGTTCCTGCATTTTCTCCGCCAGCTCCGTCTTGGACTTTTCATCAAAAGCAATGGCATTCTCCACCACAGCCATATCAAGAGCAATCCCTCGGTCATTGATTTCCTGGTCGAGATGGTATTCCTCCCACACGAAATCCGGTACAGGATATTTCTTCATCTTTTCCTGTATGGACATCTCCACTTCCACATCACGCTTGTTATAGAATTTGAAGAGCGTCCATTTTTCCGTATCATGTTCCGGCAGATTGCGTGTCCTGCCACCGTTCACTTTGGTCGGCTTGCAGGGTACACAAAAATACCGGATGAGGTCTTTGCCTTCCTTCAGTTTCTGTTCTTCCAATCCCAGCACTGCACCGGCTCCCGCTAGGGATAATGGCAATCCCATATATGCCGACCAAACACAAGAGCATTTCCACGATGTCGGATCAAGGTAATCTCCGACCGTATCTTCATTAATGCTGTAGCTTTGAAAGTACTGTGGGTAGTTCCTGCGAAGATATGATGACAGACAGACCCTCTCAAATGCAGCATTAAATGCCCATTTTGTTACTGTATCATCTGTAAGTGCTTCAATAATCTCCATTGGTATTTGCTCTCCGCAAGCTAAATCAACAACTTCTACCTCGCCGCCATCAACTGAGTATCCAAATAAAAGAATTTCAAAATTCGGCGATTGGACATACTTGTAAACGCCACATTTCTGTAAATCTACATCTGAAAAGGTCTCTAAATCAATGCTGATATACTGCAATATCATCACCGTCCTTTTTGAAAATCAGGCGGTAAAGGTTGCCCTCTACCGCCCAGGTATTACTTTAAATAGCCTTTTTCTTTAAATTTAGTTATTACATTTTTGCTAAATTTATAAATTGATTTCATAACCATATTGGCAAAATCTAAAATTGTATATACTGCAATAACATAAATAAAGATTGCCCCAGCCGAAACGACTAATTGCTTTTGAAATTCATAGCTAAACATAACCTGCTCCTTTCCTTATGCGAGAAAATCGTCATCTTCCTCGGTTGCGAAATCATCCTCGGCACGGCTCTTGCCACCAAGCGGCTCTCCATCCTTAATCTTCTGGAGATTATTCAATCCGCAGGCAATCCCCTTGTTCCCATTGGAATTAAAGGCATAGAAGTTGATGGATGCACGGCCGTACACACCACTGTAGACCTCGCTGCGGTCAAGGATAGGCTGACGGTCAGCATCTACGATGCCGGGTGCGGTTGCGGAATTGGCATTGACGAAGTAGCTGTTCGCATAGGCTTCATCGTCCGGGCGTTCCAGATCGCCGTCACGAAGCGGAGTCTTCAGTACAGAGAGAGCAGGCACGGTCTTGCCGCTGCCCTTCAGCTTGCCTTCGCCTTCCTCGTATGCCGCCTGGATAGCCGCCTTAATCTTATTGACCGTAGCAGTATCGGACTTCGGAATGATAAGGCTCACGCTGTACTTAGGCGCGCCGCCATTGATGGACTTCGGGTCCCACACATTTGCATAAGACCAGCGGGTGTTTACTCCTGTGATTACCTTGGTAGGGTTGATGTAATTCTTTGACATATTATTTGTCCTCCTTAAAATCGTCTGCCGCTGATGCGGCTTTGCTTATATTCATTGCCGGACGCTTGTCCGACATTGGTACTAAGGTTGGCTTGCCCTGTGGCTTTTCGATATAGCCTGAGAGCAGTTCCTCGAATTTGGTCTTGCCGAGCATCCTGGTCATTGCGGTAATGCCCAGAACCTTGTGTTCAAATGGGTCATAGCCTGCTTTGTGTACCGCTTCTGCCACAGCATTTTCGTTTACATATTTGCGGTTGGATCGGCCTTCGACCAGTTTCCAGTCGTTCCACTGCTTGCCGTTTACCGCCTGCTGCAAAGCGTATTCCTTGATATCGCCTGCCCAGGATACCAGCGCGTCCGCTTTTGAAAGAATGGCCTCAATCTCATCATCATTAAGGGTGGAAGGCATCTCAAAATCGTAACGGGCAAGTTCCAGGTTGTATTCGGCTCTCTTGCGGCAGGTGGCTTTGACCTTACAGAACTGACAGTGGTCTCCAGCTTTGTATTCGCCCTCGCCCTTTGCCGCAAGCTGTGCGGTAGGGGCAAGCACCTCATCCGCCCATTTGAGCAGTTCCGCTTTGGATATGGTGTAGGTGCTGACATTATCCCGCCTTGGCTGGAAGATGGTCATGGACACCGAATCGATGTCATAAATCCCCTCGAACAGCTGCAAGGCTCCCAGTGCGTAACACATCATCTGCGGATTTTTCTCAGCGTCCACAAGGATGCCCACACCATATTTGAAATCAATCACCTGCAGGGTTTCGTCTGCGACAATCACACAATCTCCGGTGCCAAATCCCTGTGGCACCCATTTGGAAAAATCCAGGTGCTGTTCAATCAGCACGATAGGGTCTTTGCATTTCTCCTTTGCGGCCGTAAGCTGCTCCATCACATACTGTGCATACATATCGGAGCAGTCCGCCATCTCCTCATCAAAGTACTGCAAGTCCTCCGTGGGGTCCTTTGACTTTTGACCGAAGGATTTCTTAAGCTTATGTTCGCAAAGGCTGTGGGCATCCGTCCCCTGCATGGCGAACTCGCTTGTGGTATCTCCGACTTTCGCACAAAGCAGAGCCGAGGGCGGACAGGCAAGCCATCTGTGACTGGATGATGCAGAAAGTACTGCGTGTTTATCCGGCATTGCCAAGCACCTCCACTTCCGCAAGAAGTGCCTTGTATTCTGTGGGATTTACCTCCGACAGCTTGTCCGCACCATGCTTTGTAAGGATTGCTTTCACATCGGCGGTGAAGCCTTTGCGGGATTTATCCGCACATACTGCCCTGACATCTTCCAGGGTCAACGGATTTTTCTCCGGCACTTCCGGCTTAGGCTCTTCGGCTTTTTCCCTTTTAGCAGCATTCTTTTTTACAGGCTGCTTTTCTTCCGCAGAGCCGTCAAACATACCGGCCAACTCCTCCGAAATGCCGATAAGCGTTTCACCACATTTGCGAAGTTCCTCTGTGAGCATAGACAACTCGTTCATCTTTCCCATTTGGTCTGCCTCCTTCCATATTCAGTTTTTCTCCTGTGCTGACTGCATCGAGCCTGTCAGCAATCCGTTTTGACACGACACTGATTGCGATAAGCACATCAGATAACTCACGGTCGAGTTCCTGACTGCTGCGGCCGTTCGTGCCTGTTCTGCATCTGGTTGTCATTGTTTGACACCGTCCTTTCCGAGGTACTTTGTTTGCCCCTCTGAGAGTGAAAGGACATATATGGCTGTTTTAAGAACCATAATTTCAAAAAAGTTTTTTCATGATAAAAGCCTGCCCCGCCGCAAATATAAGCGATGGGGCAGACCAGGGTTAGTGCTTACTCATAATCCTTCAATCGGCTCTTCAGCTTCAGCAGCACCTTGTGCTTGCGTTTATTGACACCGCGCTGGCTCATGCCGACAGCCTGTCCGATTTCCGCTTCACTTTGACCACGGCTATACATATCCATGATGGTGCGGTCGATTTCTTCCAGTTCGTCAAGCGCCTTACGCAGCTCGTCAATCATAATCGCTTTCATGATGTCGGCTTCCAGATCCGAAGTATCGGCGGCTTCGTACTCGGTTTCCTCGTACATCTTGTCCAGCGATGCCATCGGCTCCTGTCTTTGCTGGCGCTTGTCCTCACGCCACAAGGGACGCATATATGCCTTGTACTGCTCTTCCGTGGCCGCAATCATAACGACACGCTTTTTGCGGTTACCAATCTTCGTCCATACCACATCTGCCGGGTCAATGCCGAAATCCTTAATGGTTTCTGCTGTTACCTCCATTGGAATGTAATACTGCTTGTTCTCATCTTTTTCGTTGTTTGCCTGTGTGTTTTCAAATTTGTCCATCTTGTAGACCCTCCTTCGGTCTGTAAACCGAAGTGAGAATCCACGCAGGACATCCCATAATAATTGGCCATAAGAATGAATCCTCACTTCTTAACTGGCCAACCGTCCCAGTGGGTTGACGATATTAACTTGTGTCCGTCTCGCTGCTCTGGGCACCGCTGATCAGGCGGTGAACATTGAGACGGAAGTGCGAAAAATGACTTTGTATACTTCCACCGAACCAAACGATGCTACGCACATTTCCCTTGTGTATTCATACAAAGTTTACACTCTGCTACTGGTAAAGTGCGCTTCTGCGTGATATAATGATTTGGTAGGATTTAATAGGAATCACTCAGAGTGATATGCCACTTTTCTTACTAATTACAAGACTATTGTTAATTAGGTTAATAGCAATACCCCAAGGCTGTTAATCGAGTTAATTCAGTTAATATTTGAAAATCTGAGGCGAACTATGGACAACAAGACAACTCCATATCTCTGTGGCGGTACTTTTCTTACCCAAATACTACGGGCGAGAAAAGATCTCGCATCTTCCACGGAGCATACAAATGGACAAAAAGAAAGCCTCTCTGAACAAGAAACGTTCAGGAGGCTTATTTCAATATATCAACTATCCAATTTTTATGGTGGTACGAGCCTTAAGCCTTATACCAGCAAATACAAAAGCTGTACAGACTCCTTGGCGGCTTATGGACAATTTTCTGATAATGATAGACATCGGACATTTGACGAAGATGTAAAAAGCGATGATTCTATTTCTCTTCGCATGATGTCAGAATTTGTGCAAGAGTTTCTCAATCCTTCCTTATGGCTTCAGCTTGTACGCTGCCTATTGGATATGATTGAAACAGATAAAGATATACAGGAAGATGATGAGTTTTTCATTACCACGGATGCGACTGCTGTAAAAGCAAAGGATATACACAATGTCGACCATTTTTATATTGAGCCTTTTCTACTTGGCGTCTGGCATTTCATTATTATGAATCGTGCTGATGATAATGAAAAAGGCTCAGATACATATAAAGAGTGGTATCCAAGCAAAAATAATTACAGAGGTAATGTCGGCAATGGAATAACCAGAAAAATTACAGTGACGTCATTGCCAATCAAGCCATCACACGAAAATGACTGTAATACTGCTAATGAACCGGAAATTGATGTTATTGATTCCAAAGATGAATCTCACGCAGAAAGCAGCAAATGTACGCAGTATATTGAGAACGCTACTATTGTAAACCAAAACGGCGAAAAGAATATCCATATTGATCATGTGGATACACTGAATCTTTAGAAGGGAGATATATTTGTATGTCAGATGAATTGCAACCTATTACTCCGTCTGCATTAGGTATTGCGACTGGTGCATCGATCAGCACGGTACAGCAGACTGGTGAGAAAAATGTATACGCTAACCGTGTAGACAATATGAATATCACAATTCAAGCAGGAAGTGTCGCACCTCAGTTGCTTACCCCAAAAGCACAGACACAGCTGACCGGAATTAACAGGACTCATTATAATTTGTTTGTGACATATGGAGCAGACTTCTCCCAAAACACTCCTTTTATGGTCGAAGCCGCCCGTGCATTAACTGAATACATGGACGATGATTTGAAGTTAAAATACTCCACGTTATCACCTGATATTATAGATGAAGTCAAATCTTTTCCTTGCCTTTTCGCAAACGAAAATACTGATTACGGACGAACTGATGAGGATCAGACTTTGGGCTATGGCTTTATCCGGCAGATAAAAGTTCGCAGAGATGGAATAAAGATATACCCTAATATTGTATATCTTCTTCCACAGCAAAGACTCAATGAATCACTGTTTGAACTGGATATTCGTGGTAGTTCTTCTTTTAATGAATTTAACCGGATGCACTGGTGCATAAAGAAAATAGATTTGATATCAGAGCTTCAAGAATTAGGTTTCCCAATTTAAAGTGAGGTAAAGCAATGAATAACAACGATAAAAACATGGAACTTGAGAAATGGGTTAATTTAGAGGACATCGCTGATTATCTCAGTGTTAGCAAGGATACGATTCGTGCCTGGATAAAGGACGAAAAAATCCCCTTTTACAAAGCGGGAAAGCGATATAAATTTAAAATTTCTGAAATTGATGATTATGTCAGAAATGGAAAAATCACAGAATAAGCAGGGAGGACATCTATGGAGGAAAAAATGCAATCCGCCATCAAGTCTATTACGCTCGATGGTTGCACTTATCATAATATTACAATAACACCTACGCTCATTAATTTTTTCTACGGAAAAAACGGTGTCGGAAAATCTACCATTGCACAGCAAATAAGAAACAACACCGGACTTACACCGATTCCGTCCGAATATGATGTCCTTGTGTATGATAGAGAATTTATAAACAGTAACATAAAAGAAGACGAAGGAATGCCCGGTGTATTCAGCATTAGCGAAGGCAACATTGAAAAGCAGAAAGAAATTGATGTAAAGCAAACCCAGCTCGATGGTCTTGGTACGCAGTACAAAGAGAAAAAAGCCGCACACGGTGAGAAAGAAAAACACCCTGCTGCTCTCCGATCCACATTAGATGACGCCTGCTGGAAAGCCACATCAACTTTTCGCAGCAATATGCCGCTTGCGATGAAAAACAAGAGAGGCAGTAAATCTGCTTTTGTAGATGAATTGCTCTCCATTACATCGCCGAAAGAGTGTGACGTTGAAGAATTGACTGCTTTATATTCCACAGCATTTGGTTCTGACACAACCATTTATCCAAAGCTAAAATCTGTAAATTCAATCGATATAGAAAGCATTCCGGGGTTTGAGCTGCTTGCAAAAGCTGTTATAAGCAGTGCGGATACCCCTTTTGCCGATTTTATCCGTGCCATTGGTGCAACCGACTGGATTAGACAAGGTCATGAGAAGTTTAGTCACACTGCTGGAGAAAGATGCCCATATTGCAGTCAGCAGCTCCCCGCAGATTATGAACAACAAATTGCATCGTGTTTTGATGCACAATATGAAGCTGACCGACAGACACTCCATGCATTTAAAAGTGCTTATGATACTGCTGTAGATACAGTAATAAGTATTCTGCAAGATAACCTGAACAATCAGTTTCCACGAAATGATTTTACAGAATACAAGGGACGGTTTGATACTCTAATTGCTGTAATAGAACTCAACAAGAAAAAGTTGGCTGATAAGATTTCATCACCAACAGAAGCAATTGTCATAGAAAGCATTGATGAAAAGCTGAAGGAAATTAACGATATCATAACAACATTGAATACTGCCATCGAAGAAAATAATAATATAATTTCTTCACGGCAGGCAAAACAGGAAGAATGTAAGACTGCTGTTTGGAAACACATGGCTTTCTTAGTTCAGAGTGATATTGCAAGTTATAAAAAAAGCCTGTCTGCTGTTAAAGCCGAACTGCAGCAATTAAGTTCAGACATGAAGCAATTAATCGATGCGAGCAATGTTCTGAAGGGAGAAATCACGCAGCTTTCCAGTCAAATCGTGAACATTGACTCCACCATGAACAGCATCAATAAAAAACTGGCTGATTCAGGCTTTCAGGGATTTAAGGTGCAGAAGAAAGCGGATGACCCTAACAAATATGAAATCATCCGTGATGATGGTTCTCCGGCACATGGACTTAGCGAAGGAGAACGCAATTTTATCGCCTTCCTATACTTCTATCACAAGGTTCTTGGAAGAGATAGTGCCGATAGCACTTTCAGAAACAGAATTGTGGTAATTGATGACCCGGTATCAAGTATGGACAGCAGCTCGCTTTTTATTGTGAGTTCCATAGTTCGTGAACTGATTTCCATTTGCTTTAATAACGGCTCTCCGGCAAAACCGGATGCTCCCCGCTTTATTAAGCAGATTTTCATACTCACACACAATGCTTTCTTCCACAAGGAAGTTTCCTATGACAGAGTGAAACATTATCACTGCGTAAATTTCTATCTGATAAAGAAAGCAAACAACATATCCACGATAGATTTATGCATAAAGAAAGAGCCTTTTTCCAAGGAGCCTGCGATTGAACACAACTACACTCCTGTTCATAATTCTTATGCTGCCCTTTGGAAGGAGTACAATGAAGTGGCATCAGCTTCTGCTTTGATGCGGATTGTCCGTCAGATACTCGAATACTACTTCATTCAGATAAGTGGTTATGAGGGGCAAAGCTTCACAGAGCGTATCCTAAAGAAGGAAGATGCATTTATCCGTCAAAATGCAGATGGCAGTGAAAACAAAGACCTTTTACAGTCTGTGAATGCAATGCTGCGGTACATAGGTTCTGACACCCAGGGATTCAATGATGGGCTTCACTATGTTGAAGGGTCTGAAGAACCAGAATCAATAAGAGAAACATTTAAGAGCATTTTTGTTGCTATGGATCAGGAGCAACATTATCAGATGATGATGAATGCATCAATTTAGGAGGAAGCATGACAATAGACTCATTCGATATTGTATTTTATACTGCCATTTTTATCCTTCCTGGTTTCATTATTAGCAATATTGTTGACATCGCCAATCCAACCAGAGAAAAATCCGATGCTGTATTAGCTATCAGATACCTTGGATATAGCTTGGTAAATTGTGCCTGCTTAAGTTGGGTGTATAAAATGTTATTGCGGCTTCAACCTGAACATCCAATAGCATTTTGGCTATCAACCAAGTAAAAATCATTCTGAGCCACCAACTCCACCTAAATCAGGTTCTGATGTAAAAAAAGCCCAGAAGGACAACTAAAATACTACACATATAAAGGAGAACTCAATCATGGAAGAACTCAACAAAAATATCCATATTGTTGAAAAGGAAAGAAAGAAGCATTCAAAAGCATCTGAAGAATACATTCATGTTCAATTTGATTATGCCGTTGATACGTGGGACGGATGGGTTCCTGTTGAATACAGACGAACTGGTGTGTCTATCAAGCCTGATGAAACTGCCAGACTATTAACCTATCTCAACAAGATTTATGATCAAATGAAACCTGAGAATCATAAGGCTTGGATGGAAAAGCAGGAGAAATTCTGGGCAGAGGAAAAAAGCGGAGCCGCAACCACCAAAAGTTTTTTTGATAGTTTGGCAAAAGGTGGCTGGCAATGTGTTGAGTGTACATTACCAAACAATCCAAATTGGGCAAGAAGAATTCAAGATTTAAAAGAATTCGGATATACTCTTGCAACTGATACCAAACGATACTGCCCTCACTGCAAAGCAAATAAAACACATATTATTATGCTTCCTATTGAGCGCGGTGGAGCAACAGGAAACGGGTACGAAACCTGGTCTCCTGCACTAAGGAAAAGAATTATTCGTGTTCTCAATGGAATTGATGTTTTTGAAGGCACACCAAATGCACACTGCCTACCCGACCACAAATTCTCTGAAATAAGGTGGGACGACAATACCAAAGCTGAGAATCCTGATTCTATGACCGATGAAGAAATACGTCAGAAATTCCAGTTGCTGACTAATCAAAGAAATCAGCAAAAACGTGAAGTATGTCGTACTTGCTTTCAAACAGGAAAAAGAGGGAGTCTCTTTGGGATTCCATACTATTATGAAGGCACAGAGAACTGGGATACTTCAATTCCCCAAAAAGGAAAAGAAGCTGAAAAAGGATGCATAGGTTGTCCTTGGTATGACATACAAGAATGGAGAAGACACTTAATAAATGATCTCAAGAAAGCAAATGGAGAAAAATATGAATATAAAGGAATACGAAAATAGTTTTTCGAGTAAAAACACTTTACAGTATCAATACTTTCAAATTCTAAAAGATAGAAAGTGGCATTGTCGAAAATGCGATGCCGCGGGTATTCCTTCTGACCAACTTGCAGGAGGTGGCGGTGTTCAAGGTCTTCAAAGAGGCACAAAAACCAGACCTGGGTTAAACATTGAATCCAAAACACAACATTGTGAACGGTGCGGTTCTACTGGTAGATGGGATCGTTGGGACGGAACATTCAAAGAATCAAACTCCGCTTCAGGATTACCAAAAGCTCTTCAAAATAGAATTCTTGAAGAATACAATTATACAGACACTATTGAAGAGAGAAAACGCCAATCTCATGAATTGGTAATTGATCATAGATTTCCAATGGAGCGTTGGGGAGAGTCTGAGGACAGTAATCCCAGCAATATGTCAACAACAGATATTCGAAAAAAATTTCAATTGCTGAAAAAGGATGGCTCTGGAAACCATAACTTACTTAAATCAAGAGCCTGTGAGAGGTGCATTAATACTGGAAAACGAGGATATCCAATGGGTATCAAATTCTACTATGAGGGTACCGAAGACTGGCCAACCGATTGTCCTGCTTCTGGCAAAGAAGCGCAGCGCGGATGCATCGGATGTGGTTGGTATGATTTTGATAAATGGCGTATCGCACTTAATGCTTTTTTACAAAATACCAAAGAGTAACAAATCAATTGACATAATTTTAATGAGATTCTATTATATTACCCACTTGCTATAGGTTAGTTTTCACGGTAATATGATAGAAACTTTGCAAAGGAGATGATGAAAGTGAATATTAAAACGGTTGGCAGTATTTGTTCTGGTATCGAAGCCGCATCAGTAGCTTGGGAACCCTTAGGATTGAATTTCGAATGGTTTTCCGAAATCGCGGATTTTCCTTCCAGACTTTTAACCTTGAAATACCCGGATATTACCAATTTAGGCGATATGAATGATATTCCGGATAAAATACATGAGGGGACGATTGACGCTCCTGATTTATTGTGTGGAGGAACACCATGTCAAGCATTTTCTTTGGCTGGATGGAAAAACGGTCTAAATGATGACCGTGGGAACTTAACTTTAAAATTCGTTGATATTGTTGAGGAAAACGATGCAATCCGGAAAAGAGAAGGGAAAGCACAAAGCATCGTATTTTGGGAAAATGTTGAAGGTGTATTAACAGATAAAACCAATGCCTTTGGTTGCCTAATTTCGTCTTTGGCTGGCTTTAGTGATGTAATCAACATGAAAAAGTGGTCAAGTTCTGGTATCGTCCACGGTCCAAAACGAAATGTCGCATGGCGTGTCTTAGATGCCAAATACTTTGGAGTTGCACAGCAAAGAAAACGACTTTATTTATTAGCCGGAGGAACTGATTTCTATCCTGAAAGTGTTCTGTTTGAGGAACACACTGGTTCTTTCCAAGAATATCCATCCACACCGCTTGTATTTGAAAAAGAAGGACATCAGTTTGAAGTATTCAGAGAATATAGTGATTGCTTATACTCAGCATACGGAACAAAGTGGAATGGGAACGCAGCTGCTTATAATGGTTCCTTGTTTGTGGTGCAAGACAATCGTATACGCCGTCTTTCCCCACTTGAGTGTGAGAGACTCATGGGATTTCCAGATAATTACACGGATTTACAAAAAGCCAAAAGGACAAATCGTTATCAAGCAATCGGAAACTCGTGGGCTGTTCCAGTCGTTCATTGGATAGGTGAGCGTCTTGTGAATTATACTGGTCAGACTTTTTACCTTGACATAACTTCACTTGCACTATCCGGCAAAACAACTGTAGTCGAAAACGAGGGATTCTTTATTGATTGTGGAAAAGACACCCTTGCTTTATCAAACGGAATCGTTATGAATTGCACACCTATTCCAGAAAATTGTACTTTTGCTGACATGAGTAGCGTGGTTTCTTCTGATGCCCCCGAAGAAATATATATTTCACCAGTTGGGTGTTATGGTATTGTCAGAAGAAAGCAGGAACGAAATTTACGCATTAACCAAAGACTCGAAGAGGTGCTTCTTAACATTTCATCACAAATGACGCCTGAAGAAATTGAGAAACGGTCACGAGTCCAAAAACGCGGAAGATTCAGTGAACCACAGGCTGATGATGACACTACTACTAAGGTATTTATACCCTTCCCTCAAGAAGTGAAGCAAAAGGAAAAAACTGAGCTGGAACAACAAGAAGCAAGGCAAATGTCGATATTCAACTTTGTTTAAATATTGTAGAGAAACATTTTATTTGATGCCATAATTTGCAGAATTCTGCAAATTAAAAGTGAGTGTAGCAGAACATCCGTATGTTCTGCTTGGCTGCCCTGTATCATAGACAAAATCACTGTCAATGGGGCATTTATGCCGGCGAAGCCCTTGCCATTGACAGTGATTGCAGTCTGTGATAGGTGAAATTAATTTGACGCACGAGCCATCAGATAAAGTTCCGTTCTACAAAATATAGCGTAGTGCATAAAAATGGATAACTTTTACAAAACCAGTTATGATTTTATCATACTGGTTTTTCTATGCCTCTCCTCGGTGTATACTTCGGAATCTCATATCTGTCCATGCTGCCATCCAGCCACTTTACTTCAAGCTGTCTGTCCGGCTTGACCATAATCCTTTGAATCACAAATGAAAGGTCATCTGCATCAGAAAGCATCTCCAACGGACTCATCGTTTCAAAATCCGTCAGATACTGCTCTATAGCTTTCAGTTTTTTCGGGCTTACCTCATCTACTGCAAACTCCACTATTGCTGTCCGTATGTCCTTTGCCACAATCTTTTTCCTCGCCACATCGTGTAGCACATAGAACAGCAGATTATCATAGATATTCACTGTCTTGCATTTCACATCAGAATAACGATTCCGGCACTGCCACACAATGTTGTTATATGAAGTGGAATGCCACGGTCTGGGGCCAAAAGCCGCGCCGCACTTAGTACAGAAGATTTTGCTGTTCAAGTACCCAATACCACTGTAACGATGTTCTTTGGTTCTTGTACGTTTCTGCAATTGTTCCTGCACATAATCGAAAAGCCACGGGTCGATAATCGGCTCGTGGTTATTTGAAACATAATACTGAGGAAGTTCTCCCTCGTTTTTCTTCTTTTTCTTCGATAGAAAATCTACCGTAAACTCCTTTTGCAAAAGCATATCACCTTTATATTTTTCATTTGACAGCATTCTTCTGACAGTAGCTGAGTTCCACTTATCCTTACCGCCGGGAGACGGTATTCCAGCGGCTGTCATTGCAATGCCAATCGTATGCGGTGTCAAACCCTGCAGGAACATCCTGAATATTTTGCACACCTGCACAGCTTCTTTTGGATTTATAACAATCTCGAATTTCTCCTTACCTCTATCAAAACCGAGAACTCTCGAATAGGCAAAGCTGCCTTTGCCCTGTGCATATCTTTTCCGCACTGCCCACAGGATATTTTCAGACATAGAGCGTGACTCTTCCTGTGCCAGGGAGGACATAAGCGTGATAATGAATTCACCCTTAGAGTCCAATGTCCAAATCTGCTCCTTCTCGAAATACACACCTATTCCGTTGCTTTTCAGTTCACGAATTGCATTAAGCGTATCAACTGTATTTCTGCCAAAGCGTGATATCGACTTGGTAAGGACCATATCAATCTTCCCATCTCGACAGTCATTCATCAACTGATTAAATTGCACTCGTCTTTTGGTGCTGCAGCCGCTGATGCCTTCATCAGCATAGACACCGACAAACTCCCAACCCACGTGAGTTTTGATATAGGTACTGTAGTAATCCTTCTGTGCCTCGATACTGGTCTGCTGTTCTTCCTTTTCGGTAGAAACACGAGCGTAAGCAGCAACTCGCTGGATTAGCTTGTCTGTTCGTTTCACATCCGTTAGCTGTGGAAGGTGTTCTACCTTTTTGACTATTTTATCTTTCAC